CTTCTTCATCCAAGCGATGGCTGACAAGCTTGACCGGATGATCCTCTATGGGCAGACGTGGAGCGCGCCGCGCGATCTGGAGGATGGGCCAACCATCTCGACTATGCCGATGCCGGTTCTGATGAAGCTGCTCAAGTATCCGGGAGTGGTCCCTTTCTTCGGCCATTGCCACGGCTTCAACCTGACGATCCGGCTCCACGGCAACGTCGATGCCTATGGAACGATCTACGTTCCGTCTCCCGACTTCGTGTTCAACCGTGTCTCGATCACCGGCCGGACGATGGTGGCTGAGTTCGCCTTCCCCGGCGCGGACGAAGATGAGGTTGGGGAGATGATGAAGAACTACCAGCGCGGCACCGCGATGGTGGACACAGCGTTGGGGCTGTTCGGCTTGGAGCGGGAGGCAATGGAGGAAAGCCATTACTCCCGGCAGAAGTACGCCAAAATCCTCCCGGTCGATGACGATGCGCGGAAGGCTTTCATGTTCTGGGCATCGACGCGCCACAACATCTACTCACTGGGACGCTTCGCCACATGGCGTCCTGGTCTGCTGCTTGACGATCTGCCGCAGGACATCGCCAAGATCAGCAAATGGATCGAAGCCGGAAATTACGATCTGATGCGGCACATGCTGACGCAGTAAGCGTCGGCGCAACCCTCGACAAAGGAACAACGATCATGACACTGAATGTGAAGCTCATCTCCTACACTGGGATCGGAAACCCTGATCCCAACTTCGCCGCACGCCTTCTCATCTACGCGAAGTCCACTCGCCTTTCGCAGAGCGACGAAACGGAAGGCATGATTGCGCGGATGGAGCAGGAGGATTTGGACCGGGAGTTGGCGTACATTGCCAACACGATCCGCTCCAGCTGGGAGTTTGTTGACTACGTTTTCCGGATCACCGGCGCGACCGTCGCCACGCTCCGCCAGATGACCCGGTCACGCGTCGGCTGGTCTTTCGCGGAACAGTCGCAGCGGGTGAACGACATGTCGCGCTTCACCTACGAAACCCCTCCCAGCGTCACGGAAGCGGACGGCGGTGCGCGTTGGGATCGGGCAATGGCCACGATCCGCGACACCTACTCCTACTACCGCACCAAGTCCGTTCCGCAGGAGGATGCGCGCGGGCTTCTCCCGATGAATGCGCACAGCGCCATCATCGCCAAGCCCAACCTGTCGTCGCTCGCCGCTCTGCTCCCGAAGCGCGACAACCCGCGCGCTCAGGCTCAGTACCGGCAGATGGCGCTTCTCATGGAGGCGGCTGTGCTTGGGGTTCACCCTTGGGCCAAGACGTTCCTCCGGCCGGAACGGACGCTGACCCCAAGCCTCGATGCCATCCTGCGGGAGTTGGCGGCGCATGGCGACAAGAGCGCAGCGCTGGCGGCGCAGAAGGAACTGGACACCCTCAAGGCGACTTGGGGCTGACAGCTTGCGAGCGATCCGTTGGCGGTGGCAAGCCTGCCCGTCACCGAAGCAAACGGCGCGCGCACCGGGTGGTCTGAAGTCGAGAGCAGGCCACCTGTAGGGAGGGGAGATGCTGGACGCGGCATCCGGTGTCTCCCCTTCATCCTCGAAACGAAAGGGATTGAGCAATGGCTGCATTGAACACACCGGACGTTGTGGTGACGGACCTTGATGGGACGCTCTGCGACGACACACACCGGAAGGAATGGGCGCTGAAGGGAAACTGGGATGAGTATCACTCCCGACTTCGGCTGGACCCTGTTATCTTCCCGGTCGCTCGCATCCTGTTCGGGATGCGGCAGCTGGGATACAAGATCGTCGCCGCGACCGGACGGCCGGAGCGCTACCGCACTGCGACGGTGGAACATCTCGCCTTGAACAATTGTGGCGGGTTCATTGACGAGATACTGATGCGGCGAGACGATGACCGCTCGCCAACTCCCGCCGCGAAACTTTCCATGCTGATGAACTGGGGCACGCCGCAAGAAGCACTCAAGCGCGTCCTGTTCATCCTCGATGACAATGAGCGGGTTGTCACCGCTTATCGTCAAGCAGGCTTCAAGGTGCTTCAGGTAGGAGACGGACTGTGACAACCCCCAAGCCTTCCGGCGAAGCGCCGGACATTCTCAAGACCGCCATGGCGAACGCTGGCGACTTGAACACTGCGACGATCCTGCGCGAGATGGCGCAGACGTTCGAAAAGAACTTCAAGACATACGGCACAACGTGGATCACGGTCGGCAAGACCATGGAAGCTCTGTTCCCCAACGGGAAGGAAATCAAGACGGCTGATGACTTCATGATCTTCCATCTGCTGGAATGGGTCGTGGGGAAGTTGGTTCGCTTCAGCCATTCCGGAATGACCCACATCGACAGCATTCACGACGCTGGCGTGTACTGCGCGATGGTCGAGATGATCCTGCGCCAGAGAGAGGAAGCCAAGGCTCATGGATAAGGAACGGATCGTCACGCGTGACCGGCTCGATTGGCGGGAGCGCTATGGCAACCCGCCGTCTCTCCCGGCGACCAACATCGTCATCAACGGCATCGGCCGTCCTAACTCGATTGCGGACGCCATCCGGACGCGGATGGAGCGCGCCGGTTCCATGCTGACCAACTATGAAGGCGACGTGCGCCTTCAGCCGCAGTTCAACTTCCAGCCTTTCGACGCACTGGTGATGTGCCATGGCATCGTCAACTTCGATTGGTTCGAAGATGCAGATTTCAACGCCATGGCGGAGGTCATCGACGTCAACCTGACAGGGTCAATCCGTCTCGCGTCCGCCTTCGTTCACCAGACCATCGGAACGTCGAAGCGCAAGAAGATCGTTTCCATAGGCTCGATGGCCTACAACCACGTCCTGAACGGGTCCGCCGCATACTGCGCATCGAAGGCTGGGCTGGCGCACTTCATGAAGTGTCTCGCCTTCGAACTTGCCCCCAAGGGTTTTGACGTTTACTCAATCCATCCCTCGAATGTTGAAGGCACGTCGATGACCAACGACACCATTGAGGGATTGATGCGGTATCGCTCCATGAGCCGCGACGAAGCGGAGCGCTACTGGAACACCGGCAATCAGCGCGACGAAAACCTGACGCGCTTCGAAATTGCCGAGACTGTCGCAATGCTTCTGTCTGGGCGTCACCCGTTCCTCAGCGGAAGCAACATCGAGTTGACGGGAGGGAACCGCTAATATGTCGCAACGCTATGACGTCTGCACGCCGCGCCCGAAGCAGGGTGGCGGCTCATGGTGGCACCGCGTCGGGTCCGCCTTCAAGAACGATGAAGGCTTGGTGACCATCTATCTCGACAGTGTCCCAATGCCGGACCCGGCGAAGGACAACAAGGTGGTTATGATGCTCTTTGAGCCGCGCGACAAGGAAGCACCAGCCTCCACCGGGAAGGGAAAGGGGAAGCCGTCCGGCAAGCAGCGTCCGCTCGCTGAAGAACTGGACGACGAAATCCCCTTCTAAGGATCGAACACAGGGCAGGCTACGGCGGGTGCGCTGGGGGAGAGTGATGGACGACATCTGGGACCCAAACACTTGGGGCGAACCGATCCGCTTCAGGACAATCACTCTCTCCGGGGATGGAGCGGTCTTTGCCATCGTCGATGAAGAGAACTATGACGAGTTGATGGAGCAAGGTCCGTGGAACCTTTACGAATACCGCTCCAAGCGGTATGCGAAGCGCACCCGCCGTAAGGCCGAATGGAAGCAGCCAGCGACGATCTACATGCACATCTGGCTGGCCCAGAAGTACCTGAGACGCCCAAGCCCCAAGCACATCATTGTTGATCACAAGCACTCGAATGGTCTGGACAACAGGAAGAAGAAGCTGCGGTGGTGCACGCCACGCGACAACCGGCTGAACATCTACGGCATGTGGTTCCAGTCCAACGACTTCCTTGAGCAGCTTCATCGCGAGACGCAGGCAGAGAGACGGGCAGCAAGAGCATGAGCAAGGCACCAGAGAAGAAGCGCTTGTGGCGCGATCTTCCTTCCAGTGAGCAACTGGAAATCATCCAACACATTCGCGCGGTCGGTCGCGGATCGGTCAGCTGGCGGAAGCTGGCGGCTGATCACGGAATGAATGAGGACACGCTTCGCCGCGCAGCCGATCCGGTTTGGGCAGAGACGCGGCGCAACCAAATCAATTCCTCCCGCCAAGCGGAGCGCGCCGGGCAAGGCAGCGCCGGGCAGGTGGAAAGGAAGGCGAAGCGGTTGGCCGCTGGCTTCGTGAAGCCGCCGATCCTCCCGGCTGACACGCGCTCGATAACCGGGCAGCTGTTTGGTGATCCGCTTCCCGGACGTTCCGCGCTCGACATGGAGCAGCTTGGGGTCAATCGTTCCTACGATGAGGAACTGGAACCTTTCACTGAGGATGGCGACGATGAGTAGCTTGAAGCGCATTGGCATCTTCGACACAGAGACGACTGGGCTGATAAAGAACCGGCTCACCGCTCTGTCGCGTCTCCCGGAAGTCATCGAGTTCTACCTTGGTGTGTACTCGCCGAAGGGTAAGCTGATCGAGGAAATGGATCAGCTGATCAAGCCTCTGAAGCCGATCACCGATGAGATCACCGGGATGAACCACATCGACAATGCCATGGTGGCGAAGTCCCCAAGCTTCCTCAAGGTTGCTCCGAAGATCAAGGCGCTGATCGAGGGGTGCGACCGGATCGTTGCCCACAACGCCGCATTCGACCGCGACATGATCGAAGTCGAGATGGAGCGCGCTGGGCTCAAGGTCAATTGGCCGCCGATCCTTTGCACCATCGAGCAAAGCCAACCGATGACCGGCGCGCGCCAGTCGCTCACCAACCTTCACCGGACGCTGTTTGGGGAAGGCTTCGATGAAGCGCACCGTGCCTCGAAAGACGTTGGCGCGCTCGCTCGCTGCTACTTCGAACTGGTGAAGCGGGGATACATCGTCCAATGAGCAAGAGTGAGGAACAAGTCACCGTCGATTTTGACGGACAGGTTCACGAGACGGACGGCGCGTGGCTGCTCCGCTTCGGGAAGCGCGATGTGTGGCTTCCAAAGGCCGCCATCGAAGTCGATTGGGACGCAGGAGAAGTGACAATGCCAGAGAAGCTGGCAATGGAGAAGGGATTGATCTGATGGTTACGATGCCGGAACCGCCTGACGACTTCTGTGTGACTGACGTCTGCAAGGTCGGCCAAGGCGTCTTGTGCTGCCGCTACCTGACGATGAGCCCAAGCGGTTGGTCTTGTGAGAAGTTGACCGACATGGGGCGCACGATTGATCGGAAGGTCACGGCAGGAGAGTTCACAGCCAAGGGCGACAACTGCCTTGGCAGAGGATGGAGATGACAATGAGCATTCAGATGGTTGGAATGTCGCCGCTTCAGCACATGCTGCTCAAGCTGAGCGAGGAAGCGGACGAAGTGGGGCAGCGCGCCGCTAAGATGATGCAGTATGGAGGGGAGGAAGTCCAGCCCACCTTCCAGCACACAAACGCGGAACGTCTCCGCCATGAGATCAATGACCTGATGGCAGTCGTGGTCATCCTCGAAGGCATGGGTGCAATCCCCACGATCTCAGACGCGGACTTTGCGGCTTGGGTCGTGGCGAAGCGCGCGAAGATCGACAAGTACCTCATCCTGTCGCGCTCACTGGGGATGGTTGCTCCACCCAACTTCGCGCCGGGTCCGCTTCCGTCCGGCCAGTGGAAGCCCATCGCGACCGCTCCCGACAACGTCCGCGTCTTGGTGCGTGGGCCTTCGGGATACCTGCCACCGAACGATGTTCACATCGAGACGGCGCACACTGACACGGAGTACCGTCCGCCGCTCCGTGATGGCCGTCGCCGCTGGTTGACGGACGGTGGAGACGCGATCACCGACAGCTGGCCGCAGCCGGAAGAATGGATGGAGTTGGTCTGATGGGTGGGCATACGAAGAAGCGCCGGACCCGGCTCACGCGTGCGGAGAAGGAAGCGCAGAGCCGGGCCATGGACCGCGACCGGGACAGCCGCCGCACATCGACGGACCTTGGCGGAGGAAGTCGCTGGCGTGACCCAACGCCAAACCCGGAAGCTGGTCGGCAGCGGGCGCGACCGGAGTACAACCACGACCGGGCAGTGCCGCTCGATCAGTTGCTGGGTCTTGGGGCAATCGGCCGCGTCACGAGAACTAAATCACACGACTGACGATTTGGCTGCAAAATTTCCGGAGAATTTTTCTCATGCGCATCAGGACAGGCTACTCATTCGGCGCTGCCTTCGGGCACCTTGAAGACGTTCTCTCACGCCTTCAGGAATTGAAGATGAAGGTTGCGCCGATCACTGACCGCAACTCATGCTTCGGCTATGCGAAGTGGACGAAGCTGGCTGAGGAAGCGAAGCTGCGGCCGATCTATGGCGTTGAGATCGGGGTGGCCCGCGACGAACTGATGAAGCGCAAGACACTCGACTACTGGACCTTCTGGGCCATCAAGGATGTCAGTGCCATCCACGAGTTGGTGCGCATCGCGACTGTCGAGGAAGGCAAGACACCTTACCTCACCTATGAACAGGCACTCTCCGCCAAAGGCGTCTTGATGATGACGGGCGGGTTGGTGGACATCTCCCGTCTCAAGCCGCGTCCAAATCTCTTCATCCCGCTCGCACCGTCAACGCCGCACTTCCTCTACAACGCGGCGCGCAAGCGTGGCTTCGCGTTCATGGCCACGTCCGACAATCTCTATCCTCGCATCGAGGATCGGGATGCATACCGGGTCATCGCCGGTGTGGCCGCCAACTCGCAGTCCTATCCGCAGCACATCTGCGATCCGAAGGAATGGGAAGCAGCCACATGGTTCGCTGACCCGAAGGATCGAACCGCCGCGCTTCGCAACGCTGACAAGCTGGCCAAGCAATGCGTCGCGACGCTCCCCAAGGCGAAACTGCTGAGCCCCAAGCATGACCTTTCCCTTCGCGAGATGTGCGAGGCTGGCGCGAAGAAGTTGAAGATCAATCTCAAGGACAAGGTTTACCGGGCGCGGCTGGACCGGGAGTTGGGGCTCATCGCAGAGAAGAAGTTTGAGGACTACTTCTTCATCATCGCGGACCTTGTCCAGTGGGCGCGGCAGAAGATGATCGTTGGCCCGGCGCGCGGATCGTCTTGCGGAAGCCTTGTCTGCTTCCTCTTGGAGATCACGACCGTGGACCCAATCCCGTTCGGGCTGATCTTCGAACGCTTCATTGACATCAATCGCGCGGACCTTCCCGACATCGACTTGGACTTCAGCGACGTTCGCCGCGACATGATCTTTGAGTACATGGAGCGAAAGTACGGGGTGGATCGTGTGGCGCGTCTCGGCACCGTCATGCTCTATCGTCCGCGCTCCGCACTCCGGGAAGCCGGTGGCGCGCTGTCCATCCCGCCGTGGGAAGTCTCCAAGGTTCTGGAAAGCATCATCGAGCGGAGCGGCGGTGACAGCCGCGCGCTTCAGGCGACTGAGGACACACTCAAGGATACTCCGGCCGGTCGCTCGCTGCTGGAGAAGTATCCGGAGATTGTGGTTGCGTCGCGGATCGAAGGTCACCCCAACTCATCCTCGAAGCACGCCGCTGGTATCGTCATCACGGATCGTCCGGTGCGTGAACACGTCGCCATGGACACGGCTTCGCGGACGACACACTGTGACAAGTACGACGCTGAGGTGTTCAACTTCCTCAAGATTGACTGCTTGGGGTTGACCCAGCTGTCCATCTTTGAAGAGACGCTGCGCCTGATCGGAAAGCCGGACTATGGCAACTGGATGGACACAATCCCCTACGATGACCCCAAGGCGTTCGAAGTTCTCAACAAGCAGCAATGGTCTGGCATCTTCCAGTTCAACGGCATGGCGCTCCAGTCCATCGCGAAGTCGGTGACCATCTCGTCACTCGATGACATCGTCAACATTACCGCTCTGGCGCGTCCGGGTCCGCTGACTTCGGGCGGTGCCAACAACTGGATCATGCGGAAGAACGGTGATGAGCCAATCGACTACTTCCACCCGCTGTTCGAGCCGTACCTGAAAGACACGCTTGGGGTGGTCGCGTATCAAGAGCAGGTGATGGAGATTGCGCGCAACATCGGCGGGTTGTCGTGGGAGGATGTCAGCGCGCTCCGCAAGTCGATGTCCAAGTCACTCGGCAAGGAACACTTCGACAAGTATGGCGACCGCTGGAAGCCGGGCGCGATTGCGAAAGGCGTCCCCAAGGCAATGGCAGAGAAGATTTGGGACGATCTGTGCGCCTATGGTGCGTGGGCGTTCAACAAGTCACATTCGGTCGCCTACGGCATCATCTCCTATCGCTGCTGCTGGCTCAAGGCGCATTACCCGGTCGAGTTCGCCGCTGCCACGATGAGCGCAGAGACGGACAGCATGCGCGTCATCAACATGCTCCGGGAGTTGCGTTCGGAAGGCGTCAACTACGTCGCATTCGACGCGAAGCAGAGCGGTGCTAGCTGGACACCCGGCAAGGACAAGGATGGAAACCGCGTCCTGATTGGACCGCTGACAAACGTCAAGGGCATTGGCCCCAAGACGGTGGAAGAAATCCTTTCGTCACGCATGAAGAAGGGTCCGAAGGTTTCGAACCGCACTGCCAAGCTGCTGGCCAACGCGCGGACGATCATTGACAGCTTGGAGCCGATCCGCGACGCAGTGAAGCGCATCTACCCGAATGGCCTTGCGAGCGCCAACATCGTCACTGAGCCAACTCCGATCCGCGATGTGCGCGAAGGCTTCTCCGGGAACGTCCTGATCATTGGCGTGGCAGAGCGCATTGACCCGAAGAACGGGAATGAGCCGGGCAAGGTCGCCCAGCGTGGCTACGCAATCAAGGGCAAGGCGGACGCGCTCAACCTGTACATGCGCGACGACACAGACATGATCCTCACTCGCGTTGGCTACGATGACTTCGATGAGATTGGCAAGGAAGTCATCGAGCGTGGGCGACCGCGCCGCGCCCTGTACGCGATCAAGGGAAAGGTGCCGCGCGACTTCCGGATGATCTGGATTGACCGGATCAAGTACCTTGGCGACCTTGATGAAGAGTTCGAAGAAGCCGGGGATGACGGGAAAGAGAAGGGCATTGGCATCGCAGAAGAAGATCGGGTGGCCCGTTTGCGCGATGCGATTTCCGATGCCGGTGAACAACTCGACATGTGGAGGAAGTGATGAAGAAGAAGCCAGTGAAGAAGCCACCGGCGAAGAAGAAGCCGGTTGTCAGCTTTCGTCGCGCGCCGTCCGCGAAGAAGCCAGCGCCGAAGGCCGCGCCAAAGAAGCCAGCGCCACGCAAGGCGGAAGCGGCCGTGTCTGTGGGGGAGAAGCTGCCGGTGATCGTGAAGTCGTCTGCGGTCATCTCCGATCCGTTCCGCTACACGCTCTACCGCGTGTGGGACTACAAGAAGCCGGTGCTTGTCTTCGTCATGCTCAATCCCTCGACAGCGGACGCAGACAACAATGACCCCACGATCCGGCGCTGCATCAGCTTCGCGGTCGCGCTGGGCTATGGCGCACTCGTTGTGGTGAACATGTTCGCGCTCCGTGCGACGGACCCGGCGCAGCTGGACAACGTCTCCGATCCTTTCGGACCATCCAACGCGCAGTACGTCTGGTCATGCTGCTCGCAGCGCGACGTGATCGTTGCTTGGGGTGCGCGCCGTCCGATCATCAAGAAGTGGAACGCGGATCGGATCACCTTCGACAACATCATGCGCTCGAAACCAAACAAGGTGATGGCGCTCGCTGTCAACGCGGATGGCAGCCCCAAGCATCCGCTCTACATCTCCGGGTCCGCAAAGCCCAAGGCATGGAGGATGAAGTAATGGCACAGGTGTTCAACAAGTACCACACGGACGTTCCGGACGGCTGCGTGAATATCATGCGCGGCACGCCTTGGGGAAATCCCTTTGTCATCGGCGCAAAGGATGACGATGGGAAGCCGATGGACCGCGCGACCGTGTGCGCCCGCTATCGTAAGGAAGTCTTTCCGCTTCTCAACGACATCTGGCTGCTGCGCGGAAAGAACCTGCTGTGCTGCTGTAAGCCAGCGGAGTGCCACGGGGACTGCCTGTGCGAAGCCGCCAACCGCCCGCTCATCGACGTGTCGGACCTTCGCGCGTTCCACCGCCCGGACCTTTCGGCGCTGATCTGGGCACCGCACATCGAGCGTACCGGGCGCATCCCTCCGGGGAACGTCGCCGGTGACATCGTCCTGCCGGGCCACCGCTCCATCCGCTTCTCCATCGAGCAGTGGACGGACCCGCAAACGATCAAGCCATTGGTCTTTGTGTTCTACTCCGCTGAAGAGCACACACGGCCAACGGACGAAGAATGCCGCGCCGTCGCCGCTTTCTCCGGGATGACGCTTGGACGCGAGATGAAGATGAACAAGGCGTACATTCGCCGGTTCATGCTCGCGTCTGGACAGGTGGCCGAATGAATAAGCACTCCCGCTTCTTTCTCAATCCGCGCCGCGCGAAGGCGCTGATCAGGAGGCAAGACGATGCTGAGGCTCGCAATCGTTCTCGCGATGGCGCTCCAGACCGGAACGGCTTGGGGCTGCAAGGCGAGTTGGTACGGGGAGGCATTCGAGGGGAAGCAGACAGCGTGCCTGACGATCTTCCGGCGCGCGGAACCGACTGCTGCCCACCCCACGCTGCCTTGCGGAACAACGGTGTGGGTCCGGGCGAAGGAAAGCGGCCGATCCGTCCGGGTGACAATCACTGACCGTGGACCGTTCAAGAAGGGAAGGTGCATCGACCTGTCGGAGAGTTCATTCATCCTTCTGGCGCCCAAGGGCAAAGGCGTCATTGAAGTGGACATTCGCCCAACCGTAGTGGACTAGGAGAGACGACAATGCCGATGACATACAATCAAATCTTCGACACAATCAAGCAGGCGTTCCGGGAGGAACCGAAAGACGACATGCCGCCAGAACCGGCGATGGTGCTTGCTGCGCAGGCGCTGTGGGACTTGCACCGGATCGCAAACGCTCTGACGAAGCTGGCGGAGAAGGGCAAGCCCGATGGCGCGTGAGCATCTCCCCAACCGTCGCGCGGCGGTCCACATCAAGTTCATTCATCGTCAAACGTCCGGCGCGGAATACACCTACCATGCGACGCTGGGCTACTACGATGACGGACGCCTTGGTGAAGTGTTCATCGAGGCAGCGAAGATCGGAAGCGACCTTGACATTGCCGTCTCCGACAGCGCTGTGGCCGTCTCGCTGGCGCTCCAGAACGGATGCGACGTGGCATCCCTTGCGTCCGCGTTCCTCAAGGATGCGAACGGCAACCCGGAAGGCGTGCTGGGGACACTCTTCAGCATGCTGAAAGAGAAGGGCACCCCAGACGCTCCGCAAGTCCGTCCATCAGGAGTTGTGAGCCATGAACGCCAAATCCCGCCGTCTGGCGCATCTGTCCAAGGCAATGGCGGTTCGCCGGTGGATGATACAAAAGGCAAGGGTTGAGAAGATGCTGAACCGTCATCAGCGCCGCGCTTCCCGGTCAGAAACCGTTCTGGTCACGAAGCCAGACGATCCGAGCGCGACCGGCGCAATGTGGTTGGTCCATGGAGAAGGGAACGCCTTGGACCGGCCGAAGCAGGTTCCCACCGCGAAGGTTCCAGCCTATGTCGCGGACGCAATGAAAGACGTCAACACCCGGCGCTTCTGGGCGCGCTGGATACCGAACCGCTCTGTATGGGCCATGGGAGAACCGCAATGACAATGTCTAAAGCCGCACTCGATGTTCTCGCTGAACGTCGCCGCCAAATCGAGATTGAAGGCTTCGCACCGGAGCGCGACGACACCTATGTGCAAGGCGAGTTGGGACGCGCTGGCGCGTGCTACGCCTTGGGAACACAGGTGCTCGACAGCGACCTTTGGGCCTTCTGGCCGGAAGGTTGGGATCGTGCGTGGTGGCGTCCGGGTCCGGATCGTCGCCGCGACTTGGTGAAAGCTGGTGCACTCATCCTCGCAGAAATCGAGCGACTGGACCGGAAGGCCGATGGTCGCCGGACAACGCTCATGCGCCCGTCGCTCAACTCAGAAGCGCGGACCCCAACGGATGGCCAGCCGTTCTACTGCCGCGTTTGCGGCTCTGGCTATTCGGAATACATGGCCTGCGATAGTCCAGAGTGCTCGCTGGAGAGCATCGAGGAAGCGAAGGAACGCGCCACACAGAAGAATGGGCACGTGGTGGATGATCCTCCGCATGGCGTATCCGCTGCCGGCGACGTGATGCGCCACACATCCTACGCTTCACTCATCGAGCGCCACGCGATGACAGAGCCGGGAACGGTCGTGCGTCACCTCAAGACGGGTGGCGAATACGAAGTCATCGACCTTGCTGTGCTCCAGTCGGCGGAACCGATCAGCGATATGGCTGGGCTGGTTGCCTATCGAGCGCGGCGCGACAACTCGATTTGGGTGCGCCCGGTCGGAGAGTTCACTGACGGTCGCTTCGTCACCATTGCTGGGGCGGTCAAGCGCAACCCCGGACACTTTGTCACGCGGGAGGAAGTCCTGCGCAACGAAGGCGTGAGCAGCGAAGAACTGCGCCGGATTGATCCGGTTCATCCTTCGTTCATCGACGCTGTCATGAACATCAACGGCATGGGTGACCTTCTGGCGGACGTTCGCGCCTTCCACGAAGCCTGCGACGTTCCGGTGTTGCTGGAACTGCGCATCGTTCCGGAGCGGATCGAACTGCGGCGTGAACTGGTCCGTGAGGAAGTCCGCGAGTTCAACGAAGCGCTCGATGAGCGCAACCCGGTCAAGCTTGCGGACGCCATTGCTGACGTCATCTACGTTCTCGTGGGAACGTCGCTTGAGTTCGGCATCCCGCTGCACCGGGTGTGGGCGGAAGTCCAGCGCTCGAACATGGCGAAGGTGGACCCGGCGACCGGCAAGGTGACCAAGCGTCCGGACGGGAAGGTGCTCAAGCCGAAGGGCTGGACACCGCCTGACATTGCCGGAGCACTCGATTTGGGCCGTCCGGTTCCGCCCCACGGCTCTGGGCCAGACAACCAGTAGGGAGAATGGAGATGGATGACGAAGCAAACCAGAAGCGTTCCGATCCTCCACCAACGAAGATGGAGCAGAAGGAACGGGCGCGCTCCGCTGGGTTCACTGGCGACGCCTGCCCACGGTGCGGCAACTTCACAATGACGCGGACGGGAACGTGCCTGCTCTGCGTCTCCTGCGGATCGACAACGGGGTGCTCATGAGCGTTCATCTGATCGACCTTGTCATTGCTCGCGAGATTGCGACGATGACTGCTGGCAAGATGACCAGCGCCGAGCGCAAGCAGATCGTCTCCGCTTGCCCGGAAGTGAAAGACGTTGAGCAACGTCTAGACGCAATGCAGAAGCGCGGGTGGCTGCGCTCCTATCGCAACTTCGGAACGCTGTACTACTCGCTCACAGACGAAGGGCGAACCGCGCTCGACAATGAGCCACTCGTTGCGCGCGATAAACCCGGACTGACAAACCGTTAACCTGAGGCACATTCAAGGCGGGATGAGATCATGGCCAAGAAGAAAGAGACGGGCAAGGGACGCGGTGGCCCCAAGCCTCCAAAGAACTACGAGGACACTAAGCCGGTACTGATGGCGTACCTGAAGCGCGTCCGCGCCGTCCTGAAGAACTTTCGCACAGCGATTGTGAAGCAGGAAATCGGGCAGTACTATTCCGAAATTGCAATGATCCGGATCGAGCCTGACGGAACGATCCATTGCGACAAGGAAGAATACCTGCCTGACGAAAAGGAAGTGGCAGCCATCAAGAAGGAATTTGTTGGGGTGGAGTTCCCGCGCTCCATTCCCATCAAGTCCATCGACACAGCGCCGGACATTCTCCGCTCCACAGACCCGGACAAGCTGTTCATCTTCCACGATGATCACAACAACATCGTCTTTGTCCAGAAGCGCTGGGTTGATGACAAGGGCGAACGCCACTACATTCCTTGGTCCTACTGGAGCGACAAGCAGTGGCGCGCAATGGAGCCGGACGGAAAGCTGCCGATCTGGGGCATTGAGCAGCTTCGCCACCACACGACCTTGTTCCTTCACGAAGGCGCGAAGGCGGCACGCTACTGCCGGTGGATGGTCGAGAGCAAGACGCCAGAAGCTGCGGCCGCGCTCGCTGCGCATCCTTGGGGTCAGGAGTTGCGCCACGCCGCGCATTGCGGTTGGGTCGGTGGCGCGCTCGCTCCGCTGCGGACGGATTGGAGCGTGCTGAAGAAGCAGAAGGTCAGCCAGATCGTCTTGGTTTGCGACAACGATCTGGAAGGCAAGGAAGCCTCGAAAGAGATTGCGAAGGCGTGCCCCATCGCGATCAGCGCCATCAAGTTCGACAATCAGTTTCCCGGCGCTTTCGATCTGGCAGACCCGTTCCCTGAAGAGATGTTTCAGGAGATTGACGGGGAGAAGGTCTATCGTGGCCCGTCAATGGACGACTGCAAGAGTTGCGCAACATGGGCCACCGAAGCCATCCCCAATCCAGCAGGCGAAGGTCGGCCGATCTACGCCATTCGTCGCGAGTTCTTGGACCAGTGGCACTATTCTGTCTCCCCTCCCGTCTTTGTCCACCGCGACAATCCGCACCGCACGCTGAGCGAAGCGGAGTTCAACATCGCGGTCGCGCCCTTCTCCCATGTCCGGGACACAGCTGCGATCCTCCGCAGGCACCCTTCGGCCGAAGCGGACGGCATCTGCTACGAACCGGGAATGCCGAGCGGGGTGGTGTCCTTCGGCGGATCGTCCAAGATCAACACGCACGTCCCTTCCTCCATCGAGCCGAAGGCAGGCGACACGAAGCCATGGCTGGACTTCCTTGAGCACCTGATCCCAAATGAAAAGGATCGTGCAGCCTTGGAGCGCTGGTGCGCGACGGTCATTGCGCGCCCGGATCGGCGCGTGCCCTACGGGGTGCTGCTGATCTCGGAAACGCAAGGCGTGGGAAAGACGACGCTGGCGGAGAAAATCCTTGCGCCACTGGTCGGCTGGAACAACGTCAGCGTCCCTTCCGAACGCGAAGTTGTGGAGAGCACATTCAACACTTGGATCGCGCGCAAGCGTCTCGTTTGCATACACGAGATTTACGCAGGCCAATCGAAGAAGGCTTACAACGACATCAAATCCTACGTGACAGAACGGGTTGTGCGCGTCAACGAGAAATTCCAGCCAACTTATGAGGTGGCTAATTGGGCCGCGTTCCTCGCTGCCTCAAACTCCCGCCGCGCCCTTCACATGGCGGACGATGACCGCCGTTGGTTTGTGCCGGGTGTCACGGAGAAGAAGGCGAAGCAGGCCTATTGGGAGACGTTCAACAAGTGGCTGGGCGGCTGGGGCTTGAACATCATCATGCAATGGGCCATCGACTATTGCGAGGATCGCAAGCGTGGCCCGATCCCAGCGGGTGAGCCTGCGCCCTTCTCCGAAGCGAAAGCTGAGCTCATCGAGGAAGGGAAATCGGACGGCCAGCGCCTCGTGCGCGCTCTGGGCGAGTTGGTCATGTCGCAGACGAAGGAATTGAAAGGCGACCTTGGTCACGACATGATCCTTGTGGACAACGACGTTCGCCGCTGGCTGGCGGAGCAGCTGGGCGTCGATGAGAGCCACCAGACGCTGGAGCGGTTGTCCACGATCCGTTCCGAGTTGAAGGCTGCTGGCATGACCTTGGTTCCCGGTCGCTACCGGATCAATATGCAGTATCGCCAGTGCCTCTGCAACTTCCCTATCCCGCGTGGGGAATTGGGAGCGAACTTCATCAACGAGAATAAGGCTGATCCTTGGAAGCTGATGCCAGTTGCCATTCTCGGATCGGGTGTTGAGCAGGAAGCATCGAGGAAGAAATGAGCGCCGTCGAAACCCTTCTGCTCAAGGCCCACAAATCCGTCGCGCGGGTGGCTGGGCAGGTGTCGCTCGCGATTGAGACGAAGCGGCTGGGCGGGAGGGACGTGACAGGCTTTCTGGCGGACCTTGAGGCGGCTTCGTCGGCGCTGCGGACGCTGCTCCGGACGGTCGAGAAAGAGCGCGTTGGGGGAGACGATGTCAACCACAAATTTGTGGATGGGCACCCACAAATCGTCGCTGGTCGCCGGTCGCGCGCCGCTCCCCACGCTGGCAAAAATCGTGGGTGAACTGCACTGATGGAATTACAAGAACGTTGGAAATCCGCGAAAGTGTAAGGTCCATAGGTCCATTCCTTTGGCACTTTTCGTATAGCTGGACAAATAAATATCCTTCAGAGGAAAAAGAGATAAGAGGGAGAGAATACGGAATATGCCATGGGAATGGACCTATGGACCTTTCAACACCCAGTCGAGAGAGGCGCGAAAATGGCGACGAAGGATGATGCTGATGGAGCGGATGAGTGGCTCAAGCCGCTCCGGGAGAGTGAGTTGAAGGCGTGGTTCAGGGCAGCTTGGGGTGGGGCACTGGATGAGGTTCAACCCAATCGAGGCTCGACAGTGGGGCTGGCGGACTTGTCCCTTCACATGGAGGGTGGAGCGCTTCTGCCAGTTGAATTGAAGGTCGGAACATACGATCCGAAGCTGAAGGTTGTCAAGGCGAAGGTCCGCCCGGCGCAGGTGCGTTGGCATCACCTTTTCAATCACAAGCAAGGTGGCCATTCAATCTTCCTTGTGGGTGTGGGGACAACGCGGCTTTTCTCAGTCTGGTTGGTTCCCGGATCGGACGTGCGAGCGCTGAACGGAAAAGGTTCACCCATCCACTGTCGTGTCAAGGCAGGAGCGACGTACCGTAAGAACGGCCGTTTTCCAGAGGAAGCGCTGTTCAAGAGCGATATGGGAAGCGTGCTTGGGTGGGCGAGTTCGAACCCAACGAAACCCCTCGACTTGCGTTTCCATCTGGGCCAGAAGCTTTGACCCAGACACCTAGACCCGAAGCGCGGCGGATCAACCAGTGGCTGGACAACCCGATTGGATTGTGCTCACAACGTTGCCTCTCATGGAGAGACGCGCGTATGGGCACATTGTTGATCAGGGGATGACTGCCTACCTGCCGATCTACCGGCGCACTGAAGTCCGCTCATCGAAGTCTGGCCCGCACATTTCAATGCGCCCCTGTATGCTCTTTCAGGGATACATGTTCGCCCAGATCGGGCGCGGGTGGCAATCCCTCGCATCGACCGTTGGGGTCAAGGGCATACTCCGCTTCGGCTCTGAGATTGCTACCCTCCCCCATGCCGAGATTGAGAAGATCAAGGCAAAGGAAGATCGGGAAGGTTATGTGATCGTCTCCCCTCCCCCATCCCGGTTCGCGGTAGGGGAGAAGGTGAAGGTGACAGAAGGTCCGCTGTCCTCCCGCGCGGGAGTAGTGGACGGGCCAAGCGCCGCGATGGGGCGCATCAGAGTTCTCATGTCCATGTTGGGGCGCAAGACGATTGTTGAGTTGAACGAAGCTGCACTTGAAGCTGCTTAATCGGTCTTGCGTTTCGTCCCTGTCCTGTTGCCTCTTTGACTGAGGTGGCCCATGCCACTCTCTGGGCGGCAGCTTGAGATGAATGGCCCCACCACCATCAGGTTCTTTCCACCAGCCAAACCGAAAGCGGGCGGGCGGTGCGCAGTTGGCAGCCAGCGTCAGGGATTTTTTCATGGGCTCCAAGCAAACGTTGAAGTCTAAGGCCGCGCCGAAGCAGGCGAAGGCGAAGCTGAAGACATCCACCCAAGTCCAAGCGGAAGCGGTCGCGGCGAAGTCGGAGCGGCTGACGCCACGCGCATACGCGGTTCATCGCGGAGTTCACAACAGCGACGTTCGCAAGGCGCTGGCGTCCGGGAAGATCAAGCTGGGTGACGATGGGCTGGTTGAAGTCGCGACGGCGGATGCGGCGTGGGACAGTGGGACGACACCCAACGTCCATGACAGCCCATCCACTGTCAAGGACAAGGATGGGAAGAAGGTCAGCTTTGCGGAAGCGCGCACGACCGCTGAACTGCTGAAGCAGGAAGCGCTCGAATTGAAGCTGGATGAGAAGCGCGGGAACCTCATCGACAAGTCCGCCGCCAACAACGCGGCCTTCACCTTCGCGCGTCGGCTGCGGGATGCTTGGGTGGGTTGGCCAGCGCGGGTGGCTGCTCTGCTCGCGGCGAAGTTCGATGCGGACCCGCACGCAATGGAAGTCGAGTTGGACCGACTGGTTGAAGAGAACTTGGAGGCGATTGGCAATCACCCAATCGACCTTCGCTGATGCGGCGTATCAATCAGGTCCGTAAGCGGAGAGACTTGGCGGCGCGGAACCTGCGCGACTTCTGGCGCGCGCTTCAACGCGGCATCAAGCCCGATCCGCGCCTGACAGTGTCGGAGTGGTCCGACAAGTACCGCATCCTTTCGTCGCGCTCCGCTTCTGAGGCTGGGCCATACCGGACTTCCCGGACGCCTTACCTCAAGGACATCATGGATGCATTGTCGCCGCAGCACCCGGCGATCAACGTCATCTTTATGAAGGCGGCTCAGGTTGGCGCGACCGAAGCCGGCAACAACTGGATCGGCTACTGTATCCACCAAGCGCCGGGTCCGTTTCTCGCGGTGGAGCCGACAACAGAGTTGGCCAAGCGTCTCTCTCAGCAGCGCATCGAGCCGTTGATTGAAGAGAGTTCGGCGCTGCGGGAGTTGATCTCACCGGCGCGGAAACGCGACAGCGGGAACACGGTTCTGGCGAAGCGCTTTCCCGGTGGTCAGTTGGTTCTGACTGGGGCCAACTCCGCTGTGGGCCTTCGCTCGATGCCGGTGCGTTGGCTGTTCCTCGATGAAGTGGACGCGTATGTTGCGGACGTTGACGAAGAAGGTGACCCGGTTTCGCTGGCTGAAGCGCGCACCCAAACCTTCGGGCATCGCCGGAAGATTTTCAAGGCGTCAACCCCGACACTGAAGGGTTTCTCCCGGATCGAACGGGAGTATGAAGCGTCCAATCAGCTTCGCTACTTCGTTCCTTGCCCGCATTGCGACGCGATGCAGTGGCTCAAGTTCGAACGGTTGCGCTGGACGAAAGGCGACGTTCACACAGTACGCTACCATTGCGAGGATTGTGAGAAGCCGATTGCCGAGCAGCACAAGACGCAGATGTTGGAGCGCGGCGAGTGGCGCCCAATGAACATGGAGCCGGTCGATCAGTTCACGATTGGCTTCCACATCTCCGGTCTTTATTCGCCGGTCGGCTGGTTGTCGTGGGCGCAAGTCGCTCAGCAATGGGAAGCCGCGCAGGGCAACGATGCCATGCTGAAGGCTTTCAAGAACACCGTTCTAGGCGAGACGTGGCAAGAGCGCGGCGACGCTCCGGAGTGGAGCGCCATCTACAACGTCCGCGAACAGTGGAAGGTCGGCACCGTTCCCATGGGCGGGTTGTTCCTCACAGCCGGTGTTGACGTCCAAAAGGATCGTCTTGAAATCGACGTGTGGGCGTGGGGACGTGGCAGCGAGAGTTGGCTGATTGATCACATTGTTCTTGAAGGCGGACCCGACAAGGATGAGACGTGGACAGCGCTCGATGACTTGATGAAATCGGAATGGCTGCACGAGAGTGGCCACCCGCTGCGGATCGCAAGGCTTTGCATCGACACTGGCTACGGGTCCGCGACCGTTCACACTTGGGCACGCAAGCAGGGTTTCGCGACCGTCTCCCCGGTCAAGGGCACCGACACATTCAATCCTTCGTCGCCGGTCAGTGGACCAACCTACATCGACGTGACGATCAAGGGCAAGCGACTTCGGCGCGGCACCCGTCTTTGGATGGTGGGCGTCTCAACGTTCAAGTCGGAAACCTACCGCTTCCTGCGGCTGGATCGTCCGACAGATGAAGAGAAGGCGGTTGGGGTTGTGCCGCCGTCCGGAACCATTCACCTTCCGGGTTGGGTTGACAGCGAGTGGATCAAGCAGTTTGTCGCTGAGCAGTTGGTGTCGGTCAAGAACCGGCGCGGCTTCTCCAAGCTTGAGTGGCAGAAAATCCGTGAGCGAAATGAAGCGCTCGATTGCCGCGTGTATGCTCGCGCAGCGGCATGGATTGCTGGCATCGACCGGATGAAGGAAAGTCAGTGGCGTCAGCTGGAGGCGCAGTTTGGTATCGAGGCGCAAGCGCCGAAGCCTGCTCCTGCTCCGCTGGTCGCTGAGGCAAAGGCCATCGAGGAAGCGGAAGCGACCGCGCGCCCGGTTGGCGCTCCGCTCCCCGCGCGCCGTTCGTCAGCACCCACTGGCCGTCGCGTTTCGCGGTCATCGTACCTTGCGTAGCAGTGCGTAAAATCTCTGAAGGAAAGAGAGGTGAGTGAGTTGCCAAAGGCAGGAGAATACGTCAAGTACGTGGATGAGTTCGGAGTGGAGCGCGATGCGCTGATTACTTCGATCCACGGACCCGGCGAGACGCCTTCCGTCAATGTTGTGATCGTCTCGAACGATCCCAACCAGACCGACACATACGGTCAGAAGATTGTGCGGGAGACTTCGCAGCCGCACAAGGTCAATCAGACCGCGCGTGGACGTTACTGGTATCGCCCGTAGCGTTCCGGCTGCTTCACCCCGACCATCACGCGACGGGCGAACAGCCAACCAAAGAGGATCGGAAAGATGGCACTGACATCAGCAGAACAGGCCCAGCTGGACGCGCTCAAGAAGGCGCGTAACAGCGGTGTGTTGCTTGTCCGTCACGCTGACACCAGCACGCAATTCCGGTCGCTCGATGAAATTGACCGGATCATTTCCAAGCTTGAAGGGAAGAAGGCGACTGCCAAGCCGCGCGTCCGCTATCCCTTCCAGCAGACCAAGGGATTGTGATCATGGCTGCTTCCTTGAAGCGCTCCGCATCTCGCCGCGCGATTGCGACCGCTCCAGCGGTGCGCGGGAAGTCACAGCAGCCGCGCGCCGTCTTGGCGTTTGACGCGGCGAAGAATGCCCGGCGCTTGCGCGCCGTTCCGTCGAACACAACTGAACTGAACACGCTGACGCGCTCTTACGGCAAGTCCGTTGTGGCGCGGTCGCGCTACTTGGCCGTCAACAACTCCTATGTTGTGGCCGCCAAGCGTACCTTCGTGGCTGGTCTGGTGGGGGATGGCATCAAGCCTTCGTCGCTCATCGAGGCTGCGAACGTCAAGAAGGAAGTTCAGGAGTTGTTCCTTGAATGGACGGACGAAGCGGACGCGGACGGCATCACCGACTTCTATGGCATTCAGTCGATCATTGCCGGCGAGATGTTCGATGCTGGTGAGTGTTTCGTCCGCCTTCGTCCGCGCCGGATGGAAGATGGGCTGAGCGTTCCGCTCCAGCTTCAAATCCTTCCGAGCGAGATGCTTCCGCTGGACAAGAATGAGAAGCGCTCCAACGGCAATTACATTGAGAGCGGCATCGAGTTCAACGGCATCGGGAAGCGCGTGGCCTATCACTTCTGGCGGCGCCACCCCGGAAGCGACAAGCAGTTCTTGACGCCTTCCGCGTCGCAGACGGTCGCTGTTCCGGCCGATCAAGTTCTTCACCTGTTCAAGCCCATTCAGGCTGGGCAAATCCGTGGTCTGCCGCACACGCTCGCCGGCATCGTTCAGATGGCCATCCTCGATTTGTACGAGGATGCGGAGTTGGAGCGCAAGCGCATTGCGGCTCTGTTTGGGGCTTTCGTCACGAAGCCAGCAGACGAAGATGAACCGCCGCTCATGGATCGGACTTCGGTTGACGGCGCCAACCCGCCCGGTGTGCAGCCGTCCGACAGCTTTGCGCTGGAGCCGGGCGCGACGGTCGAATTGCGACCTGGTGAAGACATCGCGTTCGCGGAACCTGCGGACGTTGGCGGAAGCTACGAAGCCTTCATGCTGCGCAATCTGCTGAAGGTGTCGGCAGGTTATGGCGTTCCCTACATGTCCATGACCGGCGACCTTCGTCAAGCCAACTACGGTTCGATCCGCGCCGGTCTGGTGGACTTCCGCCGCGCCGTCTCGCAGCTTCAGAACCACGTCATGATCTTCCAGTTCTGCCGTCCGATCTGGAAGCGCTGGATGAGCGATGCGGTGCTGACGGACGCTGTGCCGATCAGCCCCACAGAGTTTGCCGCGAAGCCGCGCCCGTTCCTGAAGGTGAAGTGGATCACCCCGAAGTGGGAATGGGTTGACCCGTTCAAGGATCGGCAAGCAGAGAAGCTGGCGGTGCGTGCTGGCTTCAAGTCGCGCTCCGATGTCATCGAGGCTGAAGGCTACGATCCGGAAGAAGTCGATCAGCGCATCGCTGCAGACCGCGACCGCGCCGACAGCTTGGGGCTCATCTTCGACAGCGATGCGGAGAACACCAGCGGCGCTGGCGTCACGCAAGCGCGTCCGGCTGGAAGCGAGTTCCCGCAGGAGGATGATCCGAACGATCCGGGTCAGCCGCCTGCGCCACCGCCAGAGGACAACCCGCCTCAGCCGCGTCAGCGCAAGCCGCGCCAGCGTCGGCAACCGCCTGCGCCGAAGAAGGGAGCACAGCCATGAACGTCCTGCTTGACGGTGAACTCATCCTTCACGGCAATGTCGGTGAAGGCATCTTCTTCGATGGCTTCTCTTCAAACGATGTCATCGAGGCGCTGGCACAGATCGGCCGCCATGCGGACGTTGTTGTGCGGATCAATTCCGGTGGGGGTGTGGCAACGGAAGGCGCGGCGATTTACGCAGCGCTCCGCTCCCATCGTGGGCAAGTCTTGTGCCTTGTGGAAGGCGTCGCAGCTTCGGCCGCTTCGCTGATCGCAATGGCGGGTGACCGTGTGGCGATGCAGAAGGGCAGCGTCATGATGGTCCACGATCCTTCCGGCTTCACCGCTGGCACTGCCAAGGATCACAAGAAGTCGGAAGAAGCGTTGGACGCGATTGCGCAAGCGATGGCGGAAATCTACGCTGAGAAAACCGGCAAGTCTGTCGAGGATGCGCGACAGGACATGCTGGAAGAAACATGGATGACTGCTGAAGAAGCGGTCGCCGCAGGGTATGCTGATGAGATGGACGCAGACTTGCCGGACCTTCCTCCGACAGCGTTCAACTATCGTCTCTATCAGCACGCGCCGGAAGCGTTTGTCGCAATGGCGGACGCGAATGGTTGGACGAAGAAGGATTATCGGAAGCCTGCTCCACGTGCGGAGCGTCAACATCAGGAGACTGAACCAATGACCACAGTACCTGCGAAGCCGGGAACGGCGGCCACTGCCGAGACTGTCGAGCAGATGACCGCTCGCATTCGCGGCGAGGAAAACAAGCGGCTGACCGACATCACGGCGGCATGCACTCAGGCCGGCAAGCCGGAGAAGGCGCTGGAGTACTTCACCGCTGGCAAGTCGCTCAGCGATGTCGTCGCCGCGCTGGAGACGGATCGTTTGGCGGCTGCGAATGCGACGAAGCCGAACGGCGGCACCGCTGCCAACCCGGCACCGGCCACGGAGACGGTGGCGCAGATCGAGGCGCGGCTGCGCACCGAGATGTCTGCCCGTATTTCCGACATCACGTCCGCTTGCGCGCTCGCCGGCAAGCCGGAAAAGGCTGCGGCCTTCATCGCCGATAGCACCAAGACCGTTCGCGACGTCATGGCCGCGCTTCAGTCGGAGCGCGTCACCGAAGCCGGCAAGGGCAAGAAGCAGCCCGCGACTGCCGGCGCCAAGGATGAGGTCACCGCCCGTCATGGCGTGGACAATCTTCCGGCCGAAGGTGCGGAAGAAGCGACGGCGGCTTGGGGCGCCATCATCGACAAGCGGCACCCGAAGGCCACTGCGGCTCGCCGCTAGCAAGACGGTTTCAGGCGCGTCCACGCGCTTGGGTTGACATTTCGAGAATTGAAGGATCAAACCGAAAGGGACTGCAATGACCACACTGACGGAAGGCAAGCACCGCCGCGAGTTTCTTGTCAGTCAGGCTAACGGTGGCCGCTCTTGGGAGCAGGGCACCGTGAAGCAGGGCGAAGTTCTCGTGGCCGGTGAGGTTGTCGCCTTCGATGGCGATGAACTCGTTTCGTACACCGCTGAGCAGGACACTGCGGGCGATCCGCTCCCTGCGGCCGGCATCATTGACGACAACATCGACGCCACGGATGAGGCGAAGCCTGCCGTGTACATGGCGCGCGATGGCGAAGTCAATCTGACGGAACTCACCTACCCGGCAGAGACCACCGGCGGTGACGAGGAAGCCAACACGGTCGCGGCCTTGGCTGCGCTCGGCATCATCGCGCGGGCTGGCGCCGTCGAATAGTCGGCGCTTCGTCCGTACTGAACGCAGCAACATTCCGGTTCGTCCGGAGAGATGAAGGAAGGTTCACTACCATGGCTCACATGGACATCTTCAACGAGGATGCCTTCAACACGGTCACTCTTTCGTCCGCGTTTGAACGCATTCCCCACAAGCCCAGCATGCTGGGCGACATGCCGGGTCTGTTCGATCCGGTGCCTGTGCGCTCCAAGATGGTCTCCATCGAGCAGCGCGCCGGCAAGTTCCGCATCATCCAGACCACGGAGCGCGGTGCGCCGCTGGTCGAGCGGACCAACGAGAAGCGCGACATTCGTCCGTTCCTCACCCGCCGTATCGCGGAAGGCGACACCATCAGCGCTGCTGAAATCGCCGGCATCCGCCAGTTCGGTCAGGAGACTGAACTGATGCAGGTGATGACGGAAGTCGCTCGCCGGTTCGATGGGCCCACCGGCATCCAGCGCGACGTGGAACTCACGCAGGAGCACATGCGTCTCGGCGCCATTCAGGGCATCGTGTACGACGCGGACGGCTCTGTGCTGGACAACTGGTACACCAGCTGGGGCGTGGCGCAGGCGGCTGAGATCAACTTCGCTCTCACCACCGGCACCACCGTCATCCGCACCAAGTGCCAGCAGGTCCGGCGCGCAATGAAGAAGGCAGCGAAGGGGTCGTGGGTCGAAGGCGTCACGCAGGTTCATGCGCTCGCCGGTGACGACTTCTACGATGCGCTCATCGACCACGAGAACGTCCGGACCACCTACAACAACTGGCTGGCGGCCGCTGAACTGCGGAGCGCCATGGACTTCGACGTGTTCTACTACGGCGGCATCTTCTGGCACAACTACCGTGGCTCCGACACCTACGACAAGACGGCCACGGAAGGCGTTGCGCGGATCGGCGTGGACCCGGACAAGGCGGTGTTCTTCCCCACCAATGCGCCGGGCGTGTTCCAGCACATCATGGCACCGGCTGACGAGTTCATTCCGTTCGTCGGCTCGCTCGGCCAGAACGTGTATGGCATGACCATCCCGGATCGTGACCGGCAGGCGTGGGTGCGCGTGGAGGCGTACAGCTATCCGCTCTTCATCTGCACCAACCCCGGCATGCTCCAGCGCGCCAAGAAGGCGTAGGCGTCGGCGCCACAATGAACGCACTCCCGGTCTGGTCGGTTCCACGCGAGTGGTCTGACCAGACCGCTTTCATCATTGCTGGTGGGCCTTCCGTCGCGCTCGAAAATGTTGAAGCATTGCGCGGTCGGAATGTCATTGTTGTTAACTCCAGCTATGAAGTCGCGCCTTGGGCACCGTTCTTGATCTTCGGGGATGCGCCTTGGTTCCATCTTCACTTCCCGAAGTTGAAAGGCTTCTCCGGGAGGATCGTCACGACTTCGATCAGCGTCAGGCCTGCTCCGGGAAGGTCAGTTCTGATCCTGAAGAAGAAGTATCCGCCACCCGGTCTGTCGGCAAATCCTTCTGAGTTGGTGATGCAAAAGACCACACTCCATGGGGCCATAAACATGGCGGTCCACTTGGGCGTCAAGAGGATCGTTTTGCTTGGGGCTGATATGGGTCCGTCGCCGGACGGAAAGACGCACCACCATTCTGCTCATCCGCGCGCTCCGAAGCCGGGGTGCTACGATGAGCACATGGAACAACTGAAACTGACGGTTGACCCGCTTCAAGCGCTTGGCATCGAGGTAGTCAATACCAGCATGTCATCGCGTCTCCCGTTCTGGAAGAAGGTTCCTCTAACTGAGGTGTTGGCATCATGAAAGTCCTGTTCATCTCTCCAGACATGAGTGACTTGAACAAGGTCCGCTGCTACACGGACGTTTGGTCACACTTCCTTGCGCGAGAGTTTGTTGAAGCGGGGATTGATCTTCAGTACGATCCGATCCTTGATCTGCGCAAGTTCCATCAGCACCCGATGGAGTTGTATCGTCATTACGAGACGATGAAGCTGGACGGGATTGATCACGTCTTTGGAACAGGCCTGCGGTATTTCTCGACACTGCCGCACCAGATTGGAAATTTCCTGCGCAAGCACATTCCCGGCGCAGTGATGCAATACAATGATGGTCAGATCATCGACCGTCAGGAGCGCGTGGACATGACGTTCACAGCGCGTGGACTTCGGAACATGCCGGCAGGGAACATGTGCGTTGGTTGGGCAGCGGACCCTGCCTTGCTTCCTTCGGCGCAGCCGTTCGATCAACTCGTCATCGTTGTTGATCATCCGGACTACACGCCAAATTCGCGGCGCGACCGGACGGCAGACATCCTCGATGATGTCACAAACTTCGTCCGCGCGGGAGAGTGGAAGCGTGCTTGGGGCAGCGTCCGGGTCCGCCGCATCATTGATGGCGGCTTCGAAGATGTTGATACCAGCCATGATGGTCGTCTCGACTTGCCGTTTCATCGCGGTCACATTCCGTATCCGCAGACGTGCGCTCAGTACTCGCAAACGCATATCTTCCTCCCCACGCATCCGGAGAGTGTCGGGTTGACGGCTCTGGAGATGGCTGTTTGTGGAGCGCTTGTGGTTGCTCCGGCAAACTTCATTCCGCCAGATCGTATGGAGACGATCCGGAACGTCACCTACACAAAGTTCATCCCTTGGGGCGAAGTGCTCCACAAGTTGAACATTCCTCTCAACCGTGAGGTTGCTTCACGCAATTCGTGGAGCGCGATAGGGGAAAAGATTATCGGCTTCATGAAGGGGTTTGAGAAGGGGAGGGTTGCCGCATGACGGCCACCGTTGCATGCGTGCTCCGCTCTGGCGGAGAGTACACCCAGAGAGACGTTCAGTGGCTTTGGAACAGCGTCCGGGCAAACCTTCGCGGCGTGAAGTTCTTTTGCCTGTCTGACACGCCTGTCCCGTCTCCACGCGTTGACCTTCGCTACAAGTGGCCGGGCTGGTGGAGCAAGATGGAGTTGTTCCGGCCGGACCTTCCGCCCGGCGATCTTCTCTATCTGGACCTTGACACGGTCGTGACTGGGACGCTTCTTCATCTCGCTGGAGCGCGGGAGTTGACGATGCTGAGTGACTTTTATCACTTGGCGCGTCCGGCTTCTGGCCTGATGCTGATCCCCCATTCGGAGCGCGCAGCGATTTGGGAAGCGTGGATGCGTGATCCAGCAGGCATCATGAAGGTTTGCCAAGCCTTCGATGTCAATGGTGTTCGCGGTGATGGCAAGTTTCTCGGCGAGTTGGTTGGCGGACGGGCGAAGCGGTGGCAGGACTTGTTCCCCGGAGAAGTCGTCAGCTACAAGGTTCATGTCCGCAAGGCGAAGATACCGCCGCGTGAAGTCGGAACGGGAAGTGTTCCGCCCGGCGCCAACGTTGTGTGCTTCCACGGCAAGCCGCGTCCGTCAGAGTTGGCTGAGCGATGGATCAAGGAAGCGCGTCTGGACTGGAGCGGTGAGACGATCTTCCTGATTGGTGGTGGCCCCAGTGCCGGTCAAATTGACTTGGAGCGCTTGCGCGGTCGCGGTCGCGTCATCGCCATCAACGACAGCGCGAAGAAGTTGCCGTGGGCCGACGCAGTGTTCACCATCGACGACAGCTGGGTGTCCCGCCGCGCCGACTTCTTGCGGACCTTCGCGGGAAGGAAAATCTTTGCAGTTCAACCCGGCTTTCGGCTTCCTCCCGGAGTTGATGGAGAGTTGCTTGAGCGCATCGACGCGGGTGGCGCTCTCAGCAACGATCCGATGAGGATTGTAATGGGCTTCAACTCCGGGTTTGGGGCAATCAATCTCGCCGCATCTCGCGGTGCCAAGCGGATCGTCCTGATTGGCTACGACATGGACCAAACAAATCCGCAGACCCATTGGCATGGCGGCTATGAGTGGAAATGCCGCTTCGGCCGGAATGACTATCCAGATTGGGCAGCAGGCATTAGCAATCTTGCGCCCGCTCTGGCGAGAATGAAAGTTGACGTTGTCAATCTCAATCCGCAGTCCGCCATCAAGGCGTTCCGCTTCGCAACATTGGATCAGGTGCTGAATTGAAAGACCCAATCGAGATTGCGGAATGGGATTGCTTCTACCGGATGCTGGCGAAGGCGCCACCCGGCGACCGCATCGAGTTCGGAGTGCTGAGCGGCGGAACGCTGGGGAAGATGTCCAATCATCCCGGCAAGACGTTTGGTGTGGACAGCTTCGAAGGGATGGGCGAACCTTCGCAGCACGACATCAAGGATGGCGTCAATCAGTATCCGAAAGGCCGCTTGATGGCGCCAATGTCGGACGCGCGCCGGAATGCTCCGCGTGCGATCCTGATCAAAGGATTTGTGCCGCAGGTCTTGTCGGTTGTCCCGAATGGTCCATATGCCTTCGCGGACGTTGACCTTGATCATTACCAGCCAACGCTCGATGCGTTGGAGTGGCTTTGGCCAAGGATGCTTCCGGGAGGGGTCATCATCACAGATGATCACTTTCCCGGTCGCGACTGGCTGGCAGCGCGCGCCATCAACGAGTTCGCGCTCACCCATCCGTTGGCAGGCGAACTTCATCGACGGGCATGGTGGATACGCTGATGGGGAAGGTTTGGGAACGTCTCAAGGAACATCGGCACACTCGCGCGGTCGTGGTTGTCGCGCACCCGGATGACGAGACACTGTGGTGCGGTGGAACGATTGCCCACTACACTCGATGGGTGAAGTGGACAGTGATTTGTTGCTCAACCCCGATCCGCGATCCGATCCGCGCCGGGAAGTTCATCGAGGCATGCGAGACGCTTGGGGCACGTCCGCGTCTCATCTCCATCCCGGAAGGCGGGAAGGATGCGAGCCTCAAGCCGAACTTCGCGCACATTCCGGACCTTTCTGGATATGACGTCATCATGACACACGGTGCTGCGGGAGAGTACGGCCATAAGCACCACATCGAGTTGCACAAGCACATCATTGGTCTCTACCCTGACAAGACGCTCGCGATTGGCTATCGCTTGAACGGCATCAAGGGCGAGAACAAGATGGTGCTCACGGAGCACGACAAGGCGGTGAAGTTGCAAGCGCTGATGCGCTACGATCATCCGACTGGTCTGCACTCAACCGGCCTGAAGCCGACTTGGCAATGTCTGCTTGAAGAGTTCGGCGGGCAATTCGATCTGGATTGTGAGAGCTACGATGGATGACTTCATCTCGTTGGCATGCGGTGACGCGACGGAATGGAAGGGAGATGGTGTGGGGCTTGTGTTCACCAACCCCTATGCCGCCATTCCGGCGCAGCTTCACAACCTTCCCATGATCATCTCGCTTCACCATCCTGCTGGGAAGCTTCGGCATGAGAGGATCACAAAGGCAGAGGATTGGTGCGGTGGACCGCTCATGCACCTTTCTGATTGGGGAAAGCGGAACGCAATTTACGTCCGCAACCTTCCGTGGAAGCTTCTGACGATCCGCGAGTTGGAAGTTGACACAACGGACGCTCCGCCGAACGTTGGCTGGTTCCCTCTTGAACTTTGCGTCATGATGCTCAATGAGTATCGCGACGCCATCCCGGAAGGCGCGCGGGTTTGGGACGGCTTCTGCGGGCGCGCGACGGTCGGCAAGGCGTGCCACAAACTCGGCATCGGCTATGTCGGCATTGACATTGACCCGGAGCGGATCGCACTGGCGCGGAAGTATCTGGAGTTGGCGTGATGCTGGAAGTCATCAAAGAGTTCTCTTTGCCTCACCACCGCGTTGCGCGTCGCATCTTCGTTCCGGTCGCTTCGCTTCGCTTGGTGTTTGTTCTGACGCCACGCGTGGCATCGAATGCGATCTACGACGCGCTGTCGCGCCATCACGGCATCGAGGGTGCGCGGACGTGGAATGAGCGGGCTGTCCTTCCGGCTTTGACGCTCGATGAGGTGCGCGATCAGGTTCCGCTTTGGCCGCGCATCATGTTTGTGCGGAACCCATTCGACCGTCTGATTGGCAACTTTGAGTATCATGTCAGACGGATGAAGCTTCAGTCGTCTTGGACCCTGCGCGACTTGGGGTTCACCGCCGACATGGGCTTTGATCAGTTCATCGACCGCGCGATGCGTGACCCGGAAGCCGATGAGCATTTGTCGATCCAGAGTTGGCAGACGGATCGTGTCCACTTCATTGGTCGCTTCGATAAGCTGGCAGACGAATGGAAGCGGTTGCGCGATCTGCTTGGGGTTGACTTGCCGGCTCTGTCCCGCATCAATGGTGACGCGACCTTGCGGCCGCGCTCCGAATACTTCTCCCCGTCCGCGCGGGAGAGGGTCATTCAGGTTTACGACATCGACATGAGAAACTTCAACTTCAAGTTTTGAGAGTGACGATGGACTACAACACACTTCTCTATGATCCGAACTACGCTATTCTGGGCGTCACCGCCCGGCTTGCGCTTGTGACGGGTTTCGGGAAAGACATCACAGTCATTGACAAGACTTCCGGGGTTGCTGTTTCTGACAGCGGGTCGGTCGATGTTGGGACAGTCCGTCCGGGCGCGACGGTTCGAATGTCGGAGTTGAGTGAAAAGAATATCCGCGTTGCGGACCTTGAAAATGCCAGCCTCGAATTGAATGAGCGCGTCTGGCAGGTCAAGGCTTGCTTGCCGCGTCCTGCTCCGGACGGCGGGATTGCGTCGGGAGAAATCCTGATGATCTTGATGGAGGCAAACGATGGTCGATAAGCGCGAAGCGATCCTTGTGCGCCTGCTCGAATTGGGTGGCTCCATCAAGGGCATCAGGAAGGCGTTCCGCAACAAGGATGAAGTCTCGGAAGGTGAACGCCCAGCCTTTGTTATCTTCGATGCGGATGAGACCGCTGAAGAGAATGATCCGGGCAGCCGCCCGGTCGAAGCACCGCGCCGCGTCATCATGAACCCGGAGATGTACCTCATCCTTGGGAAATCCCCGGCGACGGTCGGAACTGACTTGAACGAACTTCGTGCCGCGTTCCTCAAGTCAGTGTTTACGGATGCGGCGTTGAAAGCACTAACGCTTGATCGAGCCGGCATCAGGTATGAAGGTTCTGCGACAGGACTTTCGCGTGGCCGAAAGATCGAAGGGACGTTGGGAATAAGCATCAGCTTCACCTACTTGCTCATCCCAACAGATTTGTGAACTGAGAAGATCGAACAGGAGATAAAGAAATGACCACCTCACCGAGCGTCGATAACTATTGGATCGGCAAGGGCACTGTCGAGATCAAGGCGGAAGGTGAAGATGACTTCCGCTTCGTCGGCAACGTGCCGGAGTTCGAGTGGACGCCCACCATCGAAAAGCTGGACCACTTTTCCTCGATGGAAGGCGTCAAGACCAAGGACAAGACCATTGTTCTGTCCAAGGCTGGAACGCTCCGCATGGTGCTGGAAGAAGGCACCAAGGAAAATCTCGCGCTGGCGCTGCTTGGCACCATCTCCCAGAACACTGCGGGCGCCAACGTCATCGAGATTTTCGGCCAGAACGCGATCAGCTGCGCCGTCCGCTTCACCGGCACCAACGAAGTCGGCCAGCAGTACCTGTGGAACTTGAACAAGGTGGACTTCATCCCCGGATCGTCCATCAACCTCATCTCTGACGAGTGGGGACGCTACGAACTGAACGGGGAAGCCGCGACGGTCGGCGGCAGCTTCGGCACTGTCGAGGAACTGACCGCCTAGAACTGAGCGCGCGGTCGCGCTTCGGCCGCTTCTCTCTCCCGGTTTGGAGGACACTACGTTGGTTGGATTGGTTGACATTGCCACGGCATCTGAGAAGGTGCCGATTGGCGAACAGAAAATTGAGGTGTACGGGGTTTCCGCTCGTGGCGTGGCAATGCTGCTTGGGCGGTTCCCCGATCTCAGGGCGCTGATGTCTGGCGTCCAAGTTGACCCGGCGAAGCTGATGGCTCTGGGTGGGGACGTTGTCGCCGCAATCATCGCGGCAGGCGTCGGCCAGCCGGGCGACAGCGATGCTGAAGCCAAGGCGGATCGTCTCCCGCTGGATGCGCAGGTGGACATCCTCGCAGCCATTCTGCGGTTGACGATGCCGAGTGGCATTGGCCCTTTCGCGGAGAAGCTGGCGGCGCTCACCAGCGTTCTCGGCGAAGGCGGCGCAGCATTGCGCACGGTGCCGGTTACGAAATCGCGGAAGCCGTAGTTGAGTTGTGGCGTGGTGCCGGGAGTTCGCTTGATGAAGTTCTGAGTATGACACCGCGCCAGATCGTCGCGGTTCTGCACTTCATCAAGGAACAATCAAAGCGTGAGGCGGCACTAAACCTGTCGCTTCACGCTTTGGCATCACAAGGGTCCGCGAAGGACATCAAGGAACAGATGAAGGAACTTGAGAAGTGAGCAGCTTGAAGTTCACATACTCCATTGTGCGCGGCGAGTTGGAAACCGCGTTCAAGGATTTTGTGAAGCCGATTGCTGCGGCTGCGACTGCGGCGGTTCGCGAAGCCGGGGAGCAGGCAAAGGTGCAAGGTCGCGCCGACATCGCTTCTGCTGGTTTCTCCATCAAGTGGCAGCAGGCACTGCGCGTTGAAAACTATCCGCGCGGCAACGTCGTGTCAATCGACGCTGCTGCGCTGATACATCACAAAATCCCTTACGCTGAAGTCTTTGAGGATGGGGCAACGATCCGTGGCAAGCCGATCTTGTGGCTTCCTCTTTCGAGCACCCCGAAGCGCATTGGCAATCAGCGCCTCACTCCGAAGATTTATGAGCAGCGCTTTGGACCGCTCCGCTTCATCAAGCGAACCGGGAAGCCGCCGCTGCTGGCTGGTGAGGTGTCAGGTCGCCGGGTCCGGCGCAAGGGTGCAAAGATTAGCATTGGCTCCCTTCATCGCGCTGCGATTGGGAGATCGGCTGGGGCTGGTGGCGGCATCCAGACTGTTCCCCTCTTTGTTGGCATCGACGTTGTGTCGATCCGGAAGCGCTTCAGTATCCGCGCCATCATCGCGCGGGCGGCAGATCGTCTCGGTGAGCTCTACTTCAAACACCTGAAGGCAGACTGATGGCACGGCAAACCCTCTCACAACGCATTCAGCTTACTGGCGGCGATGATATTCGCCGCGAGTTGGAAGCGCTTGGCAAGGAAGGCGAGATTGCTTTCCAGAAGCTGAAGGCTGCGGCTGACGGCGCGAGTGGTGTTGGGTCGAAACTCTCCGAGAATATTGCTGCGCTCCGCCAGCGCTTCGGGGAGATTGGCAAGGCCGCCAGCGACTTCAAGAGTGCGGTTGTGGACGTCAGCAATGCCGCTGCGACCGTTGTGAAAAATATTGCGGCGGTTGGGGCTGTCTCTCTTGCGGCCGCAACCAGCATCTTCCTCTTGGCGAAGTCCGCTAGCCAAGCAGCCGATGACATCGGCAAGGCCGCGTCTCAGACCGGCTTGAGCACGACCGCTTTTCAGCGGTTGAAGTTCGCCGCTGAGCAGAACAAGGTTCCGGTTGAGCAGTTCATCTCAACGATGGATCGGTTCAATCGCAACATCGTTGAAGCCACAAGCGGGAACAAGAACCTTGCGGCTTCCTTCGCCAGCATTGGCGTCCGCTTGACCGATGTGTCAGGGCGGCTTCGTCCGACAGCTGATGTTCTGGCCGATGTCTCTAACGTCTTTGCGCGTCTCCCGGATGGAGCGCGCAAGACCGCGCTTGCCATTGATCTGTTCGGACGATCTGGCGCGCAACTCATCCCCTTCCTCAACAATGGCGCTGCTGGGCTGGCCGCTTTGGGCGTCCAAGCGGAGAAGCTTGGGGTTGTTCTCACCAAGACCCAAATCGACATTGGCGGAAAGCTGAATGACGCGCTGGGCCGCTTGATGGGAGCGGTCACTGGTCTCAAGACGCAGCTTGGGCTTCTCTTTGCCCCAGCCATCACGGAAGGCGCAGACCGTCTGACGAAGCTGCTGGCCGATCAGCGCAAGGCCATTCTCGCCTTCACACAGGACTTGATCAACCGCGCTGTCCCAATCATCAAGGATTTGATTGCGGCAGTGACCGGTCAGGATGCTGCTGTTCGCAACATCTGGATTTTGGAATGGCGCAATGCCATCATCGACTTCGGTAAGAACGTCGCGACCGTTATCACCGGAGTTGTTATCCCGATCTTCAAGACGCTTCAGGCGACGGCCGAAGGCGTGGCCAATGTCATCAATGCGATCTTCGGAACCAACTTCGATGGTCAGACGGTTCTGATTGCTGCGGCAATCTTCAAGCTGACTGGCGTCTTCACACTCCTGCGGACAAGCATTCTTGCGGTTCAGGCGGCTGCTGTTCTTCTTGCCACCACCTTCGGCCTTCCGGTCTGGGCGACGATTGCTGGCATCGCGGTCGTTGCGGGTGGTGCATACCTCATCTTCGCAAACAATGCTGGCGAGGCATCGGAGGCAAACAAGAAGCTTGCGGAAAGCCTCCAGCAGCTTCACGAGGCGCAAGCCCGCATCAATCAGTCTGTTCCGGAGACGGTCGCCGCATACAAGACGATTGCAGAGCAGCTGCTTGCCAATTCGCGCGCCGCTGTTGAGAGCGCTCGCATTCAGCTTGAGCAGCAGAAGAAGATCACGGACGCTCTGAATGAGCAGACCGGAGATGATCCGCTTGGCGGCTTCAAGGGCACTGGGCCTGAGGTCATCGAGGCTCGCCGCAAGCTTGCCGATCTTCAGCAAGCGCTCGATGAGGCGATGGCGCGCCTCAAGATCGTTCAAGATGACGTTGCCAAGGCAGGCATCATTGCCATTAAGGAAGTCGCCGGATCAGTCGATGCTGTCGGCAAGGCAGCCGATGCGACGGCTGTCAAGACCACAGGGCTGACTACTTCAATCACTGTGATCCGTGGCGGTGTCGCCGGCATCACAACGGAAATCGTCAACCTGACGGACGGTGTCAACAAGAACTTCGATGCCATCAAGGCAGGAGCGGTTCAGGTTGACGAGACGATCCGCGCGACATTGACGCCCATTGCTGGGTTTGGTCAGCAGGTCCAGCAGGCCGGTGATGGCATCCTTCGCATCTTCGATGACACTGGGCGTGTCTTGCTGGAAGCGTCCGACAAGGCCAGCCAACTCTCCGGCAACATTGATCAGGTCGGTGTTGCCGCGTCCGGGGTTGCGAGTGACATTGCTGATCTTGGGCAGGCGATTGACACGCAGCCTCTGATTGACAATGCCAACGCGACCGTCGCCGCTCTTCAGCAGGCCCAAACGGCTGCTACTGCGGCGATGACGGCAATCACGTCCGCTGCCACGCAGGCTTCGGCGGGTTGGAGCGCTGTCACTGCCGGCATCCAGACAACAGTCGGCGCTGCGCAAGCGGCGGCTGCTGCTATCGTCGCCGCGTTCGGCTCGATTGCTGGGCAGGTCGTGGGGGCAATCTCTCCGCTCACCGGCGCACTCCAAAGCGCGTTCGCGGCGGTGGCTGCTTCCATTCAGTCGGCCATCTCTGGCCTTGTGTCGTCCGTTCAGGGCCAGATCAACGGATTGATTGGAACGCTTTCTCAGCTTCAGTCTGCGATTGCTTCCGCGCAAGCGGCGGCTTCGCGCGCCGGATCGTCCGCGCGGGGATTGGCGGGCGGTGGATCGGTTCGCGGACCCGGCTCTGCCACGTCCGACAGCATCCTCAGCTGGCTGTCCAACGGTGAGTTTGTCATCCGCGCCGCAGCCGTCCGGAAGTATGGCCAGCGCTTCTTCGCAATGCTCAACTCGCTTCGCCTTCCCTCTGGCGGCTTCTCTTTGGGAGGATTGGCAGCGAGTGTTGGACCGGCAGTGCGGAACGTCCGGCCCAGCTTCGCGCTTGGCGGTTCGGTTTCGACGGCGGGTGCCAGCGCTGGCGATCTTCGCCCGGTCCTGATCAACATTGCTGGCGAGACGTTCCCGATGGCTGCTACGCCGAACGTTGTTGAGGACATCAGTCGCTTCGCTGCCCGCAAGCGCTTCCGTGCGAGCGGAAAGAAACCCTCTTGGAGTGGGGCTTGATCCATGGCCGTTTCCGAACAAATCCCCGTTCATGATTACGAAGTCGTGCGCGGTGACAATCTCGACTTCAATGTGCGCTACGCGCCGGGCGGTGAACCAATGAACTGGAGCGGTGGCGCTTCGGTCAGCATCACCGTCCGGACGGAAAGCGGCAAGCTGTTCGAGATTGGTGAGACCGACATCGAGTTGGTTGCGCCCGGCGATCTTGGCGACGAAGAAGAACCAAACATCATCGCCACGTTGTCGCCGGAAGAAACGCTTCAGCTGGACGATGGGCAACGCAACCAGTATCAAATCCAGCTGACGGACGCGGACGGGAAACTGTTCAGCGTTCTGACCGGGCGGATCGTCTCGCGCTACTCGGCGAAGAACAATGTCTGAAGTCGATGTGATCGTCACAGACCGCAAGTTTGACGTCTCTGTCATCGAGCGAGACGTTGGGGCAACTGTTGCCCAGAAGGTCGTTGACGTATCCATCAAGAGCGGCATCGATGTGAAGGTGACGCGCCGGACGGTCGATGTTGTCACAGTCGGCATCCAAGGCCCACGCGGCGGAACCGGAACGGGTGGCGGCGACGGTGAACGGCTCATCGTTGTCGAGGAAGCTGGCATCGCAATCTCCGGGCACAAGGTCGTGGCGCTTGATGGTGGCGTGCTCCGCTACGCTGACAACACCATTGATGACGATGACAGCCTTACCTTGGGCCTGTCGCTTAATGCCGCAGTGCTTGGGGGAGATGTCAGTGTCTTGACGGATGGGCAGGTCCGTCACATCGGCTGGTCTTGGGTGCCGGGCAAGCCGGTGTTTCTCGGAACGTCCGGCAACATGACGCAAACTCCGCCATCCTCCCCGGCGATCTTTTCGCTTACCATCGGCCATGCGCTTGAAGCCGATCTGTTGAACATTGATCTTGAGCCGTCCATTCGGCTTCCAACCTAGGAGAGACTTCCATGGCAGTCCCTATCTTCCTCGCACGCATCGCCGGTCGCTTGAAGGAAATTCTCGCGATCAATTCGTCAGCTGGCGTTGGCGATGCTGACAAGATCATCGCGACCGGAGCGGACGGCAAGATTGACCTGACGCTGCTTCCGTCCGGAACGGGTCCGCAGAACAAGACAATCGAGGCAAGCGAAAGCCTCGTGACCAACGATCTGGTCAACGTCTGGAACGACAGCGGCGATGTCAAGGTGCGCAAGGCGGATGCCAACGTCGCCGGCAAGCAGGCGCACGGCTTCGTGCTGGACAACTACGGCGCGACCGATCCGGCGATTGTGTACTTTGAAGGGGAAATCCCCGGACTGACTGGCAAGACACCCGGCGCTTACCAGTGGCTGTCGGCCAACGCTGGCGAGATGACGGAAACTCCGCCGACTGGCGCTGGCGTCCTGTCGCAGATCGTCGGTGTGGCGACGGACGACACAACCGTCCAGTTCGAGTTGCATGAGCCGGTTGAACTGGCGGCCTGACCAATGACCGCTCGCATTCCTCTTGTCCGCGTCTCTGGCAGGCTCCAAGAATTGCCTGCTGGGGACACCATCAAAGGGGAGATTGATCCGGTTGATCCGTATCCGTGGGTTGGGGCAATTGCGTCGGCTCAATTTGGCCTTCAAATCCAGATTGATGCGATCAATGCCGCAGGGTCCGGGACAACTCTCGATCAAGCTATCCTCGCAACTCAGGTGTTCAGCTGATGGCCACATACTCAAAAGAAATTCCATCCGGCTCAACCGATGGGCAGGGCATCAAGATCGTCGCGACCGCGACAGCTGGAACTTCCTTCCACGCAGCCCATGCGACCGCGAAGGATGAAATCCACATGTGGCTGACAAACACCAGCGCAGCTGATGTTCAAGTCACAGTCGAGTTCGGCGGTGCGACCGCTCCAGATCAGAACGCCATCTTCAACGTCCCAGCGAAGCGGACGATCTATGCAATCCCCGGATGGATACTCACCAACTCCAAGACCGTGAAGGCGTTTGCTGGTTCAGCCAACGTCGTGAACATGGTCGGGTACGTCAACCGCATCACCCCGTAGGCGCAACATGCTTGACCGCATTCCCGGTTCTTACGACTATGAGAGAGATGGAGCAGACATTCAGCTTTTTCTTTCTGATGGGATGTGGACGAAGCCGAAGGGGTTTAATGCCAACTCTCTTGTTCTTCTCCAGATGCTTTGTGGTGGAGCATCAGGGGCATCACGTTCCACAACGGGTGTCGCAGCTGGTGGATCGGGCGGAACCTACTGGGACCTTTGGCCTTGGTTTAATCTCGCCTTGTTTGGCGATACTGAAACGGTCGTTGTTGGTTCTGACGCAGCAGGTGTGAGTGGAAACTCAAACGGCAATCCTGGCTCGGCCGTCAGCATAACTTTTAATTCTGGTGCCGGTAAGCTGATAATCCCCGGCGCACAAGGACCGGGCCAAAACTCTATCGGCGCAACAGGAAACGTTAGTAGCTCGCAGGGTGACCCATCAATTGATCTTGGCAACGGGGTTGGCAATCAGACCTTCACATATAATAGCAATATCACGGTTCCATATTTTGGTGTCGCCGCAGTCAATGTCGCAGTCACAATGGGATTGTATCGGGCACCGGCCGGAACCATCGGCACTGTTGCTGGCGTCCCGATTGCCACAGCCAACACATACCTTGGCGGAGGATCGGGTGGTGGTTGGTCGAGCGGTGGTGCTGGCGTTCGCACAGGCGGAACAGGCATCATTCACAGCAGCGTAGGTGGGACCGCGCCGGGAGCGGGTGGTGGAGCAGGCGGAAATGGCACTGGCCTTGGCGCTGGTGGCTCAGGAACTGGGCAGGGAGGCACATCAGGCATTGGTCGCAAGGGGTTCGTTCGCGTAATCGTTCTTCCAATTGGACGCTGAGAAAACAAAATGCCAGACACAACTCTCCTGACAATCAGCGGCGAAGGCATCCCGCCTTACGCGGCGCGCGGTCTCACGCAATCTCTTGAGCCGATTGTCTCGGCAGCGGACGCGCGCCGGACGGTCAATGGAGAGTTGCTTGACGTCTCCGCTCCGGAGTTGCGCAAGTTTCAGTCCATCATCTCCTGCACAGATCATCAGGCGCCAGCACTCAACGGGGTCTGGCCTGGAGCAACCGTCACCGTCGATTGCGTCGCTGAACTGGCCTACAAGACTTCGGGCGGTTCGCCGGATCGGACAGCTGTCACTGGATCGGAGCGGATCGAAGGCGACTACACTTTCTATCGGCCGCGCCTCACCATGATGGTGATGGGATACTCAACCACAAAGGATGAGTACAACGCCACGACCGGCTGGACCTTGGCGCTAGAGGAAGTCTGATGCCGTTTTATTTTGCTTGGGTTGACCCGGAAGAAAACACCTTCCTCCCCGAACACCAGCGGGAAGATGAGAAGGTGCTTGCCTTTGAGATCAACCACGCTGAAGGCGAGTTCGCTTCCCTCTCCATCAACATCAAGAACCCACGCGTTGGGCTTTTGTCGTCCGGCCGGAAGCTGTGGGCGTGGCTGGCGTGGGACAGTGGCGCGACCGATCCGGGGATTGTGCCGCTGTTCTTTGGCCGCTTGCTGGGTGTGCCGGAAGATTTGCAAGGCGAGACGCTGGACCTGACGTTCCTTGCGCGTCCGTTCGATTGGAATGAGCAGCGCGCCGCGCTCGCCAACTCGATGAAGGTTTATCCTTACTGGGACCCGATCTGGGTGCGGGAGGATAACGAGAATGACCCGGATGAGGTTCTTGAAGCGCGCTCGCAGCTGTGGCACACTGACCGCGTCTCGCACATCGTCTCCGCTTCCGACATCAACTCCGGGGAGGATGGCATTGTCAACTTCGCGGGCGGCTTCTTCCGCGACAGCCTCCAGATGCGCTACTCAACCAACCCCGGACGGCGCGTCAATGTCGAGGCAACCGTATCGTGGGATCAGCACGCTGGCGGAACCGTTGACCTCAAGTCTGCTCTTGTCCACGCCTTCGAACTTGCCGGGTCAAACGTTCCAGGCTTCATCACAAGCTTCACAGGCGAAGGTCTGCAGCGCTCATGGCCGACGCACGGTCGCCGGATCGGAGCAGGTTGGGGGTTTGGCGATTGCACATTGGAGCGCGTCGATGGTGTCGTCACAAACAACCTTTCGGCGGACGCAGAGCAAGTTGTCACAACCGCCAATGGTTGGATCGTCAGCTTTCCGCGCTGGGTGTTCAACCCGTCTCTGAACGTTCAGTACGATGTGACGCGCTCGCTGTCGGAGACGATCCGCTTCACAGTGGAGGCAGACGTTCAACCGCTGCTGGTTGATCCGGGTGACGAAGAAGTGATTGCGCTTTCGATCCAGTCGCATCGTCTCAATGACCCGGTTGATCCGGGCGGTGCGTTGCCGATCTTTGATGAGCGTCGCCGCTCTTTCTTCCAGACGGATCGTGGCTGGGACGCGATTGCCAACCTTGTGTCGCGCGCCCGCGCTCAATTGCTGAGCCGTGCCCGCGCGGTTGAGATCAGCTTTGACGTTCCGTGGATTGACGGCATCGAGTTGTCGTGCCGGAAGAATGGCACAATAGCTGATGCGCGTCTCCCCGGAGGAACCGCGACCGGGAAGATCACCTCATACGTCCTGCGTGCCGGTGGCTCAACCGGGATGGTTGCGCACGTGGTGCTTGGGTGCACGGTCGGTAACGGATCGGTTGTGACGCATGAGACGGGTGACCCGACTTATGTGGAGGATGGCTACGTGGAAGATGGATATCAGGTCCGGCTCGGATTTGATGTCATGCCACTCGCCGGTGAGATCACCTTCGTTCCGCCGCAAGGCATCGAGCCGAACGATGACGGGGTTGACTTCACACGCATGACCCCAGAGCGAGTTCTCAAGCCGTATGAGAACAGCTTCGGATCGTTCCCCGGAATTGAGGTGCTGTTTGGGGAGACGGCGCAGCGTGCGATCCTCACAGAAGGCGGTCAGGACGTTCAGGCAATCATCTCTGCCTTGAACACTGGCTACACAACCGTCAATCTCAATCTCGTGCCGCTGACGCGCGGGCCATTCACAACGGAATACGAAATGACGGCTTCGGACCTTTCTGTTCCAAAGACGATTGACTTGGAGGCTGCGTGATGGGCGCATATGAGGACGCTCACCCGCTTCCGCCGCATGCGCACTACGGCCGCAACAAGTGGACCGGGCTGACCGACTACACCCAGATCGTTTATGAGAAGGGTTGGGACCCAGCAGAGATTGCGCTGCGGCAGAACACCCACATAGTCATCAATGTGGTTCGGCCGGAGCGCGGCGACAGTGAAGATGCCTTCACGTCTTGGGGCTCAGCGTCTCGCTTCAAGGTCGTTGACAACACCCCGGAGAAGCAACAGCGTACTGAGCCGACATTTGAGACGGGCTACACAACGGGCGGTGGTGCGTCTCCGGAACCGCGCGAAGATGATCCGGACGATCCAGATGAGCCGCCCGATCCGAACCGCCCGCCAGTGCGCGTGTTCCATTGGCGTGAGTTGGGCCGCACAGAAGATGAGGTGCGGATCGAAAACCCGGAAGACAGTTCTCAGTACGTCATGGTGAGGCGCGTCACCGCGATCCTGTTCCGCACTCCGGACGGGAACATGGTTCAGCTTGATCTTTATCCGCCGGGGTGAGCGATGGTTTCGAAGTCTCTTGATCCTTTCACGCGCATCGTCTCTGTCGGTTGGTCAGGCGGTGGAGAGATCATTGTTCAGTACACAGTCTCCGGAAAGCCGCCCAATCCTCCCGGACCTTCTGGCGGTCATGCGTATGATTTCAATGCTGACCTGTTCGCCTATGTTGAAGGCTTCCGGGAGGTCACACGCATTGGAGGCATCACAACAGCTTCCGGATTTGGCCCACCAATGACAATTGAGAGCGGCGAACCGAACGCCTACATTCAAGGCGGTGGAACGCAGTTCTTCATTCAGACTGAAGCCATCCTCGAATTGGTGCGCGGATCGAATGTGGAGCCGGTCGATGCCACCATTCATTTCCTTGGATCAGTTTACCGCAATGGCTTCCTCGCTGGCGGAGAAGGCGGTGGCAATCCGGAAAGCGTGACAGTGTCGGTTGAGTTCGATCCAGTGTACAGCGTCGGCGCTGGAGGGACACAGAAGCATGGCGGCGGAGGGAAGATCACCGTTGCGCTTCCTCCCCCAAACACTCCTGAAATTTGGTACAGCGGTGGCGGCGAGATTGGAACGCTGATCCTCAACGGCCGCACCCACAAAGGAACAATGTGATGAGCACAGGCATCGTCTTTCGCACCAATGATGGCGGACGCTGGGGCACCGGCAAGGGCGCCAACCTGACGCCACAGGAAGTTGACCTGAACTTCTGGGAGTTGCTGTCGCGCCTTGTGACGGTGGAAGGATCAGTCACGCGCTCGATTGCGTCGATCACTTCGGCCGGTTCGCAGATGACGATCACATACACGGACGCAACAACGGACATTGTGGCGCTCCCCTATGCCGCCTTCAAGTGGCGCGACGATTGGTTGCCTGCCACGCCATACGTCATCCTCGATGTGGTGCGCGTTTCCGGCTTGGGGATTTACCTTGTCCTCAAGACGCATGAGAGCGCGGGCGAAACCATCGGCTTCGATCCGGATGCGACGGAAGGTGGACAGCCGCTTTACGAGTTGCTGCTGCCGGACTTGACGCCGCAGGACAACGCAGATGAAATCGAGTTCGGCTACATTGTCGAGACGGCAGACGATGGCCGCACGAAGAAGTTCTATGGGTCGGAGACGGAAGGCCCAACGTCCGTCACAATCGACCTTGAAGCAAATGCCCCGTTCCGCCAAGGCGGTGAAGTGACCTTCGTTCAGGCAGACGTTTCTGGGATCGGCTTCGAAGCTGTGACCGGGGTCAACCTTCACTGGCCCGCTGACAAGTCTCCGCTGACCCGGACACAATGGTCAGTCGTCTCTCTCCGGAAGATCGGAGCGGACGATTGGGTGCTGTCTGGCGATCTGGCGGACGCCACTGTTTAGCGATGGCCGGGGAAGGCTGTTCACGGCGGACCCGCCCGGAAGCGCGTCCGAAGCCGTGAACCCTCCCGGCGCTTGGCGCTCCCAGCGCGCCGCACCTTCCCGGACCCTTTCCGGGTGGGCCGAAACACCCCGGCGCGGTGCCTAGGGCTGGCCGGGAGAGGCTTCCACCCCTCCCCGGCGACCGATCTAGCCGGGTCCGTGAAGAAACCAGCCCTAGACCGTCCCTGCAACCCTCAGAAGGAAGGCGAAAGCCAATGGTTGACGTTTGCTCAGACTTGGGCTTGGGCTTCATCGAGGCGCATGAAGGCTTCGTCTCGAAAGCTTATCGCGACAGTGGAGGCGTGATCACCATCGGTATCGGCTTCACAATGCTGAGCCGGGTGTTCGCTTCCTACTGGATGGAGAAGCATGGCCACGCGCTCCGCATGGGCGACACCATGACGCGGGAGGAAGCGAACGAAGTCTTGCGCCGTCTCATCGCAGAGGAATACGCACCACCCGTCATCAAGCGCTTCGGCCGCAACCTTCAGCAGCACCAGTTCGATGGCTCCACGTCGCCGGTGTTCAACTGCGGCGCTGGCACGCTCAAGGATCGGTGGGCCAACTCGCTCGCAGCCGGGAAGATCGCAGAGGCTGCTGCCTTTCTTCGCACGACGCGCGTCACTGCGGCAGGGAAGCCCATTGCTGGGCTCAAGCGCCGTCGCGGGGAGGAAGCGCGGCTGATCGAGTTCGCGGACTATGGCAACGCGAAGGCAGCTGTGCCACCGTCCGTCTCGCAGACTTCGGAAGAAGTGAAGGTGTACCAGCAGCAACTCCAGAAGCTGGGGATGTACGCTGGCCCCATCGACGGTCTGGAGCCGTCAAGCAAGGTCGCTGTCGTCAACTTCCAATCGAAGTCCGATCTGAAGATTGACGGTGTTGTTGGACCGGCGACACGCGCCGCTCTCAACCGCGCCGTTGAAGCGCTCCAGCACAAGCAGGTCGGAACGGTTGCGACGGGCGGTGGCGGCATCGGCATCGGTGGAGCGGAGAGTGCGCCCGATGCCTCGTGGCTCGATATGCCAACGCTCCTGACGATTGGCAAGTGGGCACTCATCATCGGCGCGGTCGCTCTGGTCGCGTCTTTCGTGTGGCGCAATCGAGGGGTCATCCTCAAGCAGCGCACACCAGCCTAGGGAGAAGTCGAATGGAGATGATCAAGTCATTGCTCGCGTTCAAGGGTGGCGTTCACACGCTGCTGCTTGGGCGCTTGTGGTCGCTGCTGGGGCTGATCCTCGCAGCGCTCGCCGGGATGAGTTGGGCGCCACTCATCACGCTCGCTGGCGCGGGTGGCTTCACGCGTGGCCAGATCATCGCACTGTTCATCGTCCTGTTCGTTCAGGGTGTGGCAGTCGAAGCCTTCCGGCGCTACAAGGAACGGATCACTGCTGGCGGGGTTGTCAAGGAAGAAGGCGACCAGTGAGCACAACTGCGATCCTGTGGTGGGCCATTGGAACATTTGGCTTGGGTGGCGTCATTCTTGGCGCGCTGATCTTCCTTGGCTTCGGTCCCACCATCCTCGCATTCTTCACCCAAACGAAAATCGGTCGCGCGCTCGCTTTTGTTGGCGGCCTGATCCTGACCGGCTTGGTCATTTTCTTCAAAGGTCGCGCAGCCGGAAAGGCTGAGCAGATCGAAGTGGCCAAGAAGCAGACCGCGAAGGAAGTGGAGCGCGCGGAGAAGAACAGCAAGCGCATCGACGCGCTGCCGGATGACAAGGTCGATGAGGAGTTAGGGAAATGGGATCGAAAAGGTTGACGTGCGTAATGGTTGTTGTCGGTTGCGCGCTTCTGGGAGGATGCGCTGGCGGCTTCTTGGGGCTCACCAGCAGCTTCTGCGATCCGCGCACCGGCATCGAGCCGATCCGGCTCACACCTTCGGAGCGTGCCGCGTTGGCGTCTCTCCCGAAGCGGGTGATCCTGAAGGTCAATGAGTACGGAGCAGACAACTGCGGCTGGCAGCCGTAGCCTCTTGAGCGGGAAGGATATGAGCCATGGCACCAGCCGAAAAAGGGACAGCCAGTTTTCGTGAGCGTCTCGTGCGTATGGAAACCCGACTGGACGCAATCGAGAAAGACATTGCCGGCATCTACGGGATCATGAAGTGGGTCGCGGTCGGCATCGGTGGCGCCATCCTGACGGCAGTCGGAAACTTCATCATCAACGGCGGCTTGTCCGCCGCGTCGCACGGAGCGGCGCTTGCCGGTGGAGGCTGAACAGATGACCATCCAGACACCAGCGACGAATTTCACCGCTCGCTTCCGACGCATCAAGTGGTTGGTTGCGATCCTCGCCTTGATCGGTCTGTATCCGGTCTTGGTTTCCTTCGGCCCAATCCTCGAACAGCGCATGTTCCCAATCTTTGAGGTCAACGTTCTGGACGTCAAGGATGATGGTCAGCGCATCAACTTCGCACTGACCGGGGAGAAGGTCCGTTCATGCTACCGCTCCCAGTACAATGTCTTCTGGGAAGTCGGTGGTGTGTACATGCCAACGGGATTGGCGAATGAAGATGGAAGTCCATCACGGCTTCCGTCTGTGCCGGTTGGGGTCCGCTTCGCAGTGGGCCCATACTACGTTCCGGTCGGCGCTTCGATCCGCTTGGGGACGGACGTGAACCTTGTTCTATCGTTCTACTATGATTGCCATCCCCTCTGGCAATCTGAGCAGCACGTCATCATCCCTGTGAAGTTCATCTCACGGACGACTTCCTATCAGCGCCCGCTGCGTCACCCTCCCCCACCGGACCTTCGCGCCGCGAGATGAATGCCGGTCGGCACTTACTGGAATGCAGAAACTGAAAAACCCCGGACAAGCCTCGCAGCTGCCGGGGTTTTTCTTTGTCTTCAGTTCAGATGCCCGGCCACCGTGAGCCATCGCGGCGACCGGGCACCCATGCTACCGCGCAACCGCCTGACGCTGACTGCCCTTGGCGCGAGACGGACGCCTGACAGTGCGAGGGGTTGCGCGGTATCTGCCGAGACGCGCGATGCTGCTCACGCGCTCGATCTTGTAGGGAAGGTCGAGATGATCGGCCTTCCGGGAGAGTTGCCGAAGGATCGAAGTGAGGGAAGCGCGCGCATTGAACGGCGCTTCCTGATCCTTGTAGGCGACCGTGATGAGATCATCGATGCTGACGCCAAGCTTGCTCTTGGACTTCGACACGAGATGATCGTACACGATCCTTTCGAGCAGGGACAACTTCATTTCCCGTCCCCATCCGGTTCTGGTGCTCCGGTCGTGAACAGCCCGATCTGGCTGAGCATCTTCCCGCCGACATTGGAGCGGCGCGACCGGAGTTCAAGCTTGGTGTGCTTCTTCAGCTGGCTTTCCAATCCTCCTGCGACGTTGGTGAACGCGGCCTTGGGGTTGGCGGGAAGCGCCGATCCATAGACCGCAGTGATGGCCGTCCGGTCGCGGTCGATGTAGGTGTTCATCGACGCCTTGAGCGTCTCGAAAAGCTTGAGACGGTAGCCGCCAAGGTTCAGCCCGTCGCCGGTCTGCTTCTTGGGGCCATTCTTCGCGGCCGTGCGACTGGGTGGTGCAGCGATCGGAGACTTTCTTTCCTTCGCTGCTTCCTTCTTCTTCGGGTTGCGGCGCTTGCGCGGCGAGATGCCGGTGCGAAACTCCGCTTCAGTTGCGGTCTGATATGCGCCTTCCGCGATTTCTGGCGGACCCTTCGTGATGGTCGCTTGATGCAACGCCCAGCACCGCTTCAAGGCCACCGTCCGGTCGGAGAACTTCTTGACCATTGGCTTCCCCTGAAGCGTCGCTTCGGCATTGTAGAGCGCCACCAACTCTGGACCCGATTTCTTTTCAAGGTCCGCCAGTGACGTAATGTCTTTCATCATTTTGGAGTTCCCCTAATTGGGTTGTCTTTCCCCTTCCAACAACTCAATTCCCCCAACATCAAAATCCGGATGGCACTTGTGAGCGCCACCCGGTCCTGTACGCGTTGGGCTTTAGTCAGCGCTTGACGGCGCTTCCGCCTACGCGGCTTCCAGCATCCGGTTCCACTCGCCCACCGGCAGGTCCAGCAGGGTGCCACCGGCCTGTTCGAGTTCCACGCTGCGGTCGTAGGATGCCGCCGTGTGGGCCTGTGCCGTCACCGCGTTGAGGACACCCCAAGCGGAAAGGTCGGTGCCCTTGATCAGAGCGTTGAGGATCGAACCGCCTTCGGCTTCCGTCAGGTCCAGCTTCTGCGTCAGCAATTCGACGGTCTTGACCGGGTTGCCCTTGATCGGCGCGGCCGCAAGTCCCTTCATCTTGCCGAGACGATCACGGAACCGCGACGCATCGACTGCGGCGCTCACCATGTCGCGCATCTTGAGAAGGATGGCGCGGTCATCGGCCTTGCGGGTGTCCTCAGCCCACAGTGCCGCGTTGTCCTCGATCTGCCGGCCGACATGGTGCTGGCGCATCAGCTTGCCGGAGACCATGCCGTTGAGGCACTCCAGACGGTAGTCCATCTCGGACACGTAGAGCGCGCCCGATCCGATTTCCGAGTTGCCGATGATCACGCCTGCCTGAACGATGTCACCCTTCTTGACTTCGCCCTGCGTGCGCGGGGTCACCGCCTGAATGTACATGCGCCGGTCAGTCACCTCACAGGAGATGATCTTGCAGTCCGGAATGTTCATCAGGATCGGAATGGCGACTTCCGCGATGTCCTCGTTGTCGATCCGGTTGTAGCGGTCGGAAAGGAAGGCGCGTGCGTTGCCGCCGAGAGTGCGCACCATCCGCGTTTCTTCCGTCGCCTTGAACCAGTAGTTGACGTCATGGACCAGCAGGCTTGGGGCAGTCGTCCGCATCCGCTCGTAATACGCCTGCGGGATTTTGAGCCGGTCTGCGATCTGCCGGTGCGGGTGGTCCTGAACCGGGAAGTTGAAGAAGTCGCGCTTTTCCGGATCACGCAAGCGGAGCGCCAGCGTTCCATCTTCGTCCGTCATCCGGAGTTGCGTGGTGTTGACCAAGAAGTCGCGCTTGCTGCCCTTGTTGGCCTTCAGCTTCGCGGCGAGTTCATGAACGGTAATACCAGTCTGCATTGTCGTCTCTCCTGTTGAGTGAATGGGGAGCAGCGGATGCCACTCCCCAGCAGTCCGGGCGGTTGCGCCCTACTTCTTGCCCTTCTTGCCGTACTTCTTGATCAGCGCGTCAAGGTTGGACTTGACGGCCGCAAGGATGGCATCGCGGTTCGCTTCCGAAGGATCGTCACGGAAGGCGGTGCCGCGTCCGTCGCCGATGCCCTTGGTGACGGCAGGCATGATCTCTTTGAACTGGAGTGTCATCGTCTCTTTCCTTCTTGCTGATGTGCCGGTTGGCCCATCCCAGTGGGGAGCGCTCTGACCATCTCCCCACGAAGTCGGGTCACACGGTCGGCTGAAGGCCCATGTGATACAGGCCAGTGCCGGACGGGCGGAAGTGAATGGCATCCGGACGCCTGATGCGGCGCTTTCCGGTTCCCTTCGCTTCGCGCCGGTGCTTGTTCAGCGCTTCGCGTTCCTTGACGCGCTGCGGCGTCCTGCCCCACGTCATCGGGGAAAGCGTGATGCCATGTTCAGGCATCTTCCCGGTGACATCGAACTGCTTGACGGCTTCTGCCGCAGCTGCCAGCAGGACGAACTTGCCGATGAACGGGACACCCTTTCCATCGAGTTGCCCGACATAGGCAACGCGACGATAGAAGATGGCCCAAGGTGTGTTGGGGAACATGCGCTTCGCGGCGCAGGCAAAGACGCAGTTGTTGGGGTCTGCCTTCGTGGCGCGCGCCAAGTCGCCTTTGGTCGTCTGAAGGTGGATCGAGGCGCGCGGGATTTTCACCTCAATGTCTCCGGGAAGTCCCATGCGATCCTGAATGGTGATCCGGCGACGCTTCCCCTCACGCTTTGGGTGGTGGGTCTTTTTGCTTGGCTTCTTCATTTCCGTCTCCTGTGTTTGCGTTTATTGTGCCTGCCTGCTTCATTCTTCTTCATGCGTCCATCATCGTCGCGGCGACCGGAGAGAACTTCTGAGACCCTCCCCGTGTTCACCCTCACCATGTCTCCGATCTGCTGATGGGACAGGTCGGTGGTTCTTCCGAGCCTCTTGATGCGAGCAACAAGCGGCCGGTTTCCAACAATGCTGATTGACCGGACCTTCGTCCTGCGGATCATTGGTGCTCTGTGCATGAGCCCCACCGCCTTCCTGATGGCACGCGACACATCGTGCGACATCTCGTTGTGGTGTTCTGAAAGAAGCGCTTCCAAGATCGAACGCGCTCCGGGAATATCGCTTGGCATTTCCCCTTCTCCTGTGGTTGAGCAAAGGAAGTCTCCGAAGAAAGAAGGGAAAAGAAAAGACAAGCACCCGTTGACTTGAAGAGACCATTCCACAAAATCATTGTCCGGTGCAAACCGTTAGCGTCCGGAGCAAACCGGAAGAAACCTAAACGGACGCCAGATATTTATTTTCCCCACAGCGCTCTATTCGACCTTCTCCGGCTTCCGCACCGGAGCGCGCGGTGCCTTCGCCAGCGGTTCCATTGGGGCTTGGCTGTAGATGTCCGTCTCGGTGAGCTCACCGTCTGTCCACAAGAGAACCTTCCTGATGACGCACAGGCAAGGTCCGTCCGTCCGCGCAAGGATGACAAGACCGCTGTCCAACTTCGAAGCGATCTCACCCGCGTGTTCACGCGCGATGTAGCCGCAGTCGTCTCCGGAAAGATCGGAGACGCGCACCGCGTTCGCATCGAACGGGTTGTCAGGTTCGCGGTGGAGCAGGAGCGGTTGCTGCTTCCCCAGCATGCAGTAGTTGAGGCGCGCGTCCAACCCCAAGCGATCTGCGCTGCGCTTGCGCATGAACGTCCGGAATTGCCACGCCTTGACGGTCTTGCTCTTAGCCATTGCTTCTCTCCGCATGCTGCGCTTCCGCGATCTTGGTCACCTCAGCCAGACCGCGTTGCGCGATGGCTTCCCCTTCCGCGTCCGGGAGACGCTTGCCAGCCAGCCAGTATTCGATCTTGCGGTACGGCCGCGACGGACGCACGACCGGCGCTGGGCCATTGCTGAGGATCGTCTGGCTGACGGACATGAGCGCGACGAAGACAGCCGGGCGCGTGGGGATCACCGTTGGGTCCCACAGCGTCAGCCGGTTGGGATCGTCCGGCTTGAGCGTCTTGTCGTCAATCCGCCGCTCGTAGTTCGGTGCCGCCAGCCAAGGGCAGACGGTAAGCGCGTAATGGGCGCACTCGTCATGCATCGGAGGATCGAAGTACACGCCTGCCGGGTGGAGCGCGCTTCCGGGTCCGCCAATGAACCACCGCCCACGCAGGAGAGTTCCACCGCAGATCGGGCAGTGATCGGTCATGAGCGACCGGATGCGCTTCCCTTCCAGATTGATTGTGAAGTGCGGACGCCCATCGTTGTCCACATAGACGTTCTCCGGCACCGGATAGCCGCGCCTGTCGAGAGGCAGGTGCTTCATCCGGGGAGGAATGATGACGTCAGTCGAGAGTTTGTTCATGGCTCATCGTCTCCTGTTCAACCGTCAAACATTGTCCGGTCAGCTTCGTCATCGAGGCTCCAAGGCCAACGATCCTTTCGACCGGCCCACCAGATGCGGGCCAGCCAGAGCGTGAAGCCGGTCCAGCGCCGCGCGCCGACTTGGCTCAAGCCGTTCCACCAGTGGTTGATGATCATGGTGCTTGTTCCCTTCCTCGATGGAGGCGACGAATTGCTGTCACCGCGTTGAGCATGGCGCGCGGGTCCGTTCGCTTCGTGCCTGTGACCAAGATGTGAGAGGAACCGGCACGGCTCCACTTGATCTCACAATGGCCTTTCGACGTTGTGCGGACGTTCGGCCGAATGCCTAAGCGTCGCAACTCCGCCAGCGCTGCGGCGGTGGGCGTATCCTTCGCCATGGCTCAGGTCCGGACGATCTGCGTCACCGTCACGAGATTGCGAAGCGCAAGGCCCATGATAAGTGATGCGTGGATGCGGAAACGCCAACCCCTTGGGGTGGTGCCTGTGTAGCGCGCCGTCTCGCCGGTCGCGCCGCGATAGGTCGATGACAGGAGATTGCGCCACGTGTCCTCTGTCCAGTAGGACTTGTGATCCAAATCCTCGAAGGCGAGAGAACCGGCGACGTGCGGTGTGACGCAGATCAGCGAACCGCCAACCACCAAGACGCGCTCCAACTCGCGCAGCACCCCAAGCACTTCCGGCTTCGTGAGGTGTTCGAAGAAGTGGAAGGCGTATGCGCCTCCAACGGTCGCATCGAGCGACTGGATGATGTCTCCTGCCTTCCATCCGCGCTCTGCATCGAGCGCGCGGGTGCCGTCGATGAGCTTGTTGCCTGCCCCAAGGTTCAGGACTTCTCCGGGCATGAACGGCAGCATGTCCGGGACATTGCGGTCCATTCCAATCTGAAAGACTTCAAGGAAGTCTCGCAGAGGATCGTTCGCTGATATCACCCTCATTTCTTCTTCCCCTTCTTCTTCGCTGGCTTCGCGGCCTTCGCCTTCTTGGCTTCGGCCTTGTGCTTCTTCGCGATGACCTTTCCGGCCAGTCGCGCCTTGTTCACGGGCTTGGGGTCCGGCTTCGCCGGTGCCTTCGCCTTCGGAGCGGGTGGTGCTGCCTTCCCCGGCTTCGGCGCGGTCGCGGTCGCGGCCTTCCCTGCCAGCCGGTACACCGTCTCCCCTTTCGCGTTCTTCACGCGCTCGATGTTCAAGCCTTCCTTCTTGAGCAGCGTGATGAACCCGGAGTGGAATGACCGCTTCATTTCGGTTTCCATCTGGTCAACTGTCGCTCCACCGTCGCGCGTGACGAAGGTGCGGACGGTCGCGAGATGATCCGCGACGGTCTTGCGCGGACCTTGGACCTTGCGGATGAAGTCGCGCTGGGCCTTCTGTTCAGCCCCAGCCTTCGCCCACGCTGCCCGTTTCTTCTGGTCAGCGATCACTTCCGCCGCGCTCATCCAAGACGCTTCGGGTGCCGGCTTCCGGATTTCAAACAGCGGCATGGGCCTTGGGGGTGGCGCCTTCGCCCACTGATCCTTGATTGTGCTCTGCGTCCGCCGAAGGAACATCGGGATGGATAAGTCATCCTTCGGATCGAACGGGTTGGCCTTCACCCACGCAACGTAGCGCTTGTCATCGTCCGTCACAACGATCTGGGTGGACAGCCATTCCTTGAATGGCATGGCATTGATGTCTCGCTTCACGGTCTGCTTCATGGCTCATCTCCACACAAAGAGAAACCGCCGGAAGCCATTCAAGGCGTTCCGGCGGCTATCTCCCGCCCATTGCGGATCAGGTCAGCGGCTAGGCGCGGGCGAGACTGACCACCGCTTCGGCGCCACGGCCCACGGTCTTGACGACGGTCTTGCCTTCGTTGTCCTTGGCGATGCCGCCGAAGATCATGCCGAGCGCGCCCACCGGGTTCTTCGCATCCTTCGTGTACTTGTCGGCCAGCTTGGACCGGAGCACACCCTTGGCGCCAGCGGCCTTCAGGTCCGCGATGATCTGCGACTTCTTGGACGGGCCAGCCGCCTTCGGAGCAGCCGCCTTCTTCGTGGCCTTCTTCGCGGCCGACTTCGCCTTGGACTTCGCAGCCTTCACAGTCACAACATTGCGCTTCATGGTAGTTCCCTTTCACTGGTTGAACCCATCGGTGCTCATCAGCGCCGGTCGGATGGGTGGCGAGTTCGGCGGATGGCGCTCTGTGAATGAGCGCCATTTCGCTTTCACGATCAAGACCTGCATTCATCCACTCACTCGATTGCTGAGCGGTCGAAATAACCAGCAACCGCATGGCCACACTTCCCGCAGACAAGAAGCGTCTCGCCGGGATAGCCATCGACTTCGTGAAGGTGCTTCACCCCGCAAGCGTGAGAGCGGATGCGCCGCGCTTCGTACTGCTCGTGCGCCTTCGTTGCGCGCTCCGGGGTCAGTCCTGCGTGCTGAATGAAGGTTGCGCGCGCCAACGGATCGTGCTCGACTTGAAGGATACGGTTTTGGCTCTTCAAGCCATCAGGATCGGGAGAGACGACGCGCGCCCACTCGACCAGACCGGAGTGGTAGGTGATCTTCTTCCCCGGTCGTTGGACAGTGATCTCTGTGAAGCTGTACGGATCGTGGCGCGGACCTTCGCTGCCAGTCCTAATGGAGATGCTGCTCATGACGTATCCTTTCGATGTCTGCCCAGAAGGCGTTGGTTCCTTCGCTGTCGAGGAAGCGGCGCGCCATCAGCCGCCGCTCCATGTCGCGCTCCCAAGTCAGAAGAATGTCGAGCGCTTCTGCCTTGGGGCTGTCCCATCCCGGTGCGCGCCGGTCGCCGGTCGCGCGCCTCACCACTTGTCCAACTCCGCCAGAACCAGCGTCTTGATTGCGACGCGGCCAAGGTGGTCCGTCTTTCGCATCGCAGCCTTGATGGGTGCGAGCGCGGCCTTGAAGGAAGTCTCGCTGGCAACCTTCGCTTCATCCTTGCGAGCGCGGATCGCAGCCTCAACAGCGCCGCTCATCGCTTCCCACTGGACAATGGCATCTTCGTCCGGGAAGCGCTTGCCGGTGAACTTGAAGGCACCACGGATCGTCCCCAGCGTTCCGTCCGCGTCGATGCGGCCTTGGACTTCGTAGATGCCGCCAACGATCTTCGGCTGCGACTGGCCGCGCTTGAAGGTGAACAGTGAACCGCCATCCATCCCGCCGCGACCTTCCTTGGTGGCCGTCTCCGGGATGAGGCACGAAGCCAGCTTGCCACCCTTCAACTCGCGTTCGCCGGTGTAGATGACGCGATGTGTGGGGAGTTCGGCTTGGGGTTTCGTCTCGCTCATGCCTGCACCTTTGCGTTCAAATCGTCCACAGCGGCATTGATCTCCGCTTGCGTCTCGCCGGTCGTGATGATCTTCATCTCGCTGGCCTTGTAGTCGGCGCGGGAGAGAACAAGCCTGTCCTGTTCCCTGACCCCACGCATCTCTTCAACGACGCATTCGCGGTCGTAGTCGCCGAAGTAGATGCCCCAACGTCCGTCCTGCTTCTGAAGCAGGGTGTGGTACTTGCGTGCCATGATCGTCTCTCCTGCTCAGTAGTTCATTTCGTAGGAACGGATGCCACGATGGACCTTGCTTCGGAGCACCTTCGCGCGGGTGAGAGCGGTCAGCGCTTCCTCGATGCCGGCGACTTCGTAACCAGCAAGCGCGTCGGCAACGGTCTTGATCCGGGAGAAGGGAAGGGAAGCGTACCACAGCGCGGTGAAGACGTTCGCCACAGCGGCCTTCGCGTTGGTCCAGCCTTCTTCCGGACCCTTCGTGAACACGTGCTCTTGGAGCATGGCCCGCGTCTTGGCTTCCTCAGTGCTGAGGGTGATCGAGCGCGGATCGACAGCGCCGGTGATCTTCTTGTTGACTGACATGATCGTCTCTCCTGTTCAGCTGGCTCATCAGTGCGGGTTGCTGAAGCCTCGCAGACGGCGCGGTGTGCGCCGTTTCGCCTCACGTGTGAACGGTGACGCCATTCTCGGCAGCGAACTTGACCCCAGCCTCTGTGAAGCGGAGCCACGTGTGCCCTTCATCGTTCCAAGTCTCGATCAACCCGGCGACCTTCAGTTGCGTCAGGTTGCCACGATCCTCTTTGGACCCGCCCACGTTCCCGCCGACTAGCGGCGTGCCACTCCAGTTGCCGGCATCGTTCGCGTATGCGAGGAACAGCGACTTGCTCTTGTCGGTGATCATTGTCGTCTCTCTTTGTGTTGGGGTTTGGTCTGGCTCATCAGTGCGTGGGGACCATGTCACGCAGACTGGACTGTCGCGGAAATTCCGCCGTCCAGTTTCGCCTTGCGATCCGATCCGGGTTAGCTGTGCCGTCACCGTTCGGTCGCTGGGTCTTGTTGAGGGTGCCGCGCGCTGCGCTTGTCCGAGTTTTCTTCTTCTTCGATCCGTCGCTTGTCTGGCGAAGGTCGTGGGCTATCGGATTGCCATCAGTCGGCTGCGGGCTGAAGTTGTTCCTTGCGTGTCCGGGTTAGCTGTGCGTCACCGGGCGCTGAGGTTTTCTTCGTCCCTCCCGTTTCGGTCCTATGGTCCGATCCGTTTCTTCCGGATCGAAGCGGTTCCTACTTCGGAGCGTCTTTCCGCTGGAAGGGGAGGAAGTCCCCGTGCGCCGGTCGCTGGCCGGTCCACGTAATATCGGGGTTTCCGGCCCAAAAGAAAAGAGGAAAAGAGAAGGAAGGAAGGAAAATCGGTCGCACAGAAACGGCCGTTTCCCTTGATTTCATTCATCCAGCCTTACTGGCGCGAACCTTCTCAGGCTGCGAGCGCCATGCGGATCGTGTCCAACGTCAGGTCCGCCAAATCCTTCTTCCCGCGCAGGTTGTTGATGATCATCCGGTCGATTGTCCGATGCGCAATGAGGTCAAAGTACGTCATGCTGTCGCCCATGCCAGAGCGGTGCGTGCGATCCTCTGACTGGAGACGATCAAGAAGGCGAAACGAGTTGGAGTAGTAGAAGGCGTGCTGGCAAACCTTCTGAAGCCCATCAATGCCAGTGCCACCGCTCTGCGGGTTGGCAGACAGGTCATCGTACTTGCCCGCGAGATAATCCTTCAGCGCTGCGCGGTTCACCTTGTCGCTCTGACCACCGTAGTAGAGCGCCACCTTGCGCCCGGTCTTTTCCAATTCCTCTGCGACGCTCTCAATGTTCTCAGTGAAGCGCGACCAGATGATTGTCTGGCCATTGATCTGCTTCATCGAGTTGAGAAGCGTCTCCATGCGAGCGTTCGAAGCGGTGTGCCACAACGTCCCATCGGCGCGCGGGAGGAAGCCGCAGGTGATCTGCTGGAGCCGCAACATCTGAACCAGCGCGCTCTCAACGTCCACAATCTCTCCATCATCAATCATGGCCATGAACTCCCGCTTCATGGTCGAGTAGTGCGTCATCTGCTCATCGGAGAGTTCGAACACGACCGGCACAAACTGCTTCTCCGGAAGGTCAAGGCACTCTTTCTTCGTTGTGCGATACGCGTGGGGAGCGATCATCGCATAGAACTGCTCGATGTTCTTGTGGGCGATGATTTCCTTGCCGTTGAAGCCGCCCATGATGCAGTACTCGGAACGGAACGATGTGTAGTACTCGTGGCCAAGAATGTGGGGGTTGAGGAAGTTGAACTGGCTCCACATGTCCAGAAGGTCGCGCGCAATCGGGGTGCCGGTACAGATGCGGCGGAAGGTCGCCTTGCGCCCCAAGCGCACGCATGCTTCCGTCCGCTGAGAAGCGAAGCCTTTGATCAGGTGACTTTCGTCCACCACCATCATCGAGCGTCCGCGATGGGCATGGAGGAACTTCTCCACATCATCATAGGCGGGAGACTTGGAGACGACTTCGCCGCGCGTGTTGAGGCGGACCCGGAGCGCGTCGATGTGAATGGCGAGGATGGACAACCCGGTCTTGGTCTTGAAGAAGGAAGTGTCAGGCTTGGGCATCTTCCCCTTCTCCCAGATGAAAGGGGTCAGCTTGATATCGTCGCTGAAGTGCTCTGGGATTTGATCCTCAATCCACTGGCGCTGGACGCCTTTCGGAGCGACGATCACAACGCCTGAAAGCTTGTCAGCGAGATGGAGATGGCCGATGGTCCGCAGCACCATGGCGGTCTTGCCTGTCCCCATCTCCCACAGCAGCGCATACTCCGGACGTTCGGCGCTGATCCTGAAAGCTTCCTCTTGGTGCTTCCAAGGCTTCACCTTCGGCTTGTACTCGCTACGAACCTTCTCCAGCGGCTTGGCGGGCTGTGCGTTGGGGAAGGATCGGACAATGGACTTGGGGTCAGCTGCGAGACGTTCGGACGAATGCCGGAAGTCGCCGGTGTCCACGTCCGTGAACTGCTGAGCAATGGCATCGAGGCGTTTCACTTCGGAGAGAAGGTCACCCGGATCGGCAATCTTGATGTCTGGGTACTTGTCCCGGACAAGGCGGACGTTTGCCGCGCTCGCTTCGAAGGTGAGGGTGATGTCGCCCCACTCTTTCTTCCCGGTGAGTTTCGCCGCGACCGCGATGAACCCACGCGCGAAGGGACCAGTGATTGTGGCTGACGTTCCGTCGATGGTCATGAACATTATCGCACCGCGCTTTCGGAATGGGTGGACCTTGGTCGCGGATCGTCGGCCGATCCGGGAGGGAAATCAAATGGATTTTCGGGCCAAGAGTTGGCCGAGTTCTTCCACTTCCCTTCTTCCTTTTCCCGGCGCACTCTTTCGCCGGGCGCGAAGCGCGCCCATTCACTCACAACCGAAAGGGACCACCCAATGGCTAAGCCAGCCAACAAGAAACCAGCCGCTTCAAAGTCGCGGGAAGTCGCGCCGCGCAAGACGACTGCTCTCACGAACTTCAACTACGATCCGGAAGCGATGACTGCCGAAGTCTCCGGCAACGAGAACATCACCGCTTCTGATCTGACGGTGCCGCGCATCACCGTTCTCCAGCAGATTTCGCCGCAGTGCATCAAGGATCGTCCTGAGTTCATCAAGGGTGCTGAGCCGGGCATCATCTGCGACGTGTCGATCAAGGCGCTGCTGGGGAAGGAAATCACCGTCATCCCCTGCGGCTTCGCCAACATCTATCTTGAATGGGCGCCACGGAAGTCCGGGCGCGGTCTGGTCATGAACCACGGCACCAACCCGGCGATCATGTCCAAGACGAAGCGCAACGACGACAACGAGAACGTTCTGCCCAACAAGAACATTGTCGTCCAGACCGCGACGCACTACTGCCTGCTCATCCCGGCTGACGGGGATGCGGCGGACGCGCGCCGCTGTTTCATCCCGATGTCGTCCACCCAGTTCAAGGTGGCGAAGGATTGGAACACCGCCATCATGGCGGAGCGCGCGACCGGCAAGAAGGGGAAGTACACCCCGGCGCGCTACCTTCGCGCATGGACGTTGGGAACCACCAGCCGGACCAACAACGAAGGCACGTGGTTCCTCTTCAACCCGGTCGCCGGTCCCACCACCATCTCGCTCGATGACACCGGCGAACTGGTGCTGATGGCGAAGGCGTTCGCCGAGCAGATCAAGAACGATCTGGTCAAGCTGGACACCGGCTCGATGAACCGCGACGAAGGTGGCGGGTCCGACAACAGCGACGCGATGTAGCGTCAAGTCGGATGGCTCGCAAGAAACCATCCGTTGAAGTTGATGCTGAGAGACTGTCTGAGGAAGCGAACACCCCCAGCGTCTCTCAGCTTCACCTCATGGAGAACCTTGTCCAGCAGGCGATAGCCTTGCAGGCCAAGATCGAACATCGTGAAGCGCTCATCAAGCTTGACCACGCCGCGCTCTACGATCTGACACACCGCGATATCCCGATGGCAATGCAAGCTGCCGGGGTTTCGGAGTTCAAGACGGAAGCAGGGCTGAAGGTGTCCATCGCTGACATCGTCCAAGGGAACATTCCCAAGGAAGAAATCGAGGATGGAGCGCCACGCAAGAAGGCACTCGACTGGCTGCGCGCGAACGGCGCTGCCGGCATCATCAAGGAAGAAGTCTCGCTGCGCTTCGGCAAAGGCGAGAACAAGGAAGCGGCGCGACTGAAGGCGCTGCTGAAGAAGTCAGGGTTCAAGGAATATGACGTGGAGATTGGGGTCCACGTTCAGACGCTTTGGGCTTGGGCGAGAGAGGCACTGCGCGCCGGGAAGTCTCTGCCGGTCGGCACGCTGGGCATCTATCTCGACCACAAGGCAGTCATCACCCCTCCGAAGGAAGCGAAGGCAAAGCCATGAAGCACATCTCGATCATCGGCGCTGGCATGGCTGGCCTTCTCGCCGGGAACATCTTGCGGAAGATCGGCCATGAGGTTGCGATCCTCGAAGGGCAGGCAGCGCTGCCCCACAACCACACGGCACTTCTCCGCTTCCGCTCGTCAGTGGTCGGTGAAGCGGTGGGCGTTCCCTTCCGGAAGGTCCGGGTTATGAAGTGGAGCGCGCCATGGCGCAACCCAATCGCTGACACGCTGTCGTACTCAATGAAGTGTTCCGGCTCGATGCGCACGGATCGGTCGATCACTTCCATGGAGGAAGTTTCGGAGCGCTGGATTGCCCCAAGCTTCTTCATCCAAGCGATGGCTGACAAGCTTGACCGGATGATCCTCTATGGGCAGACGTGGAGCGCGCCGCGCGATCTGGAGGATGGGCCAACCATCTCG